TACGTCGAGATGGACTGCACTTGCGAATGGTACACGGCTGGGACCTGCAAGCCGCATGCGATTCTCACGTTCATGCTTGAAGCTGCAGGGCGAATCGGCGGGGTCTACGCCTACCGCACCACATCAAAGAACGGCATCCGGGCTCTGCGCGGGTCGCTCATGCAGATCATGGGTCTCGGCATCCCGCTTTCCATGGTCCCGTTCGACCTCGTGCTCACCAAGAAGAAGGTCCGGACCAAAGACAACAAGATGGAGGATGCCTGGGTCGTGCACGTCGAGTTCGTCGGCAACACAGACCGGCTGTTCGATGTCGCCCGAGAGCGCGTGCAACTCATGCAGACCTTCGGCCCGAGCATGCTCAAGGCGCGAGAGATCGTCCAGCAGCAGGCTCGTCGCGCGATGGAGTCGCAGCTTCTGCAGATCAAGTGCGTCGCGGAGGAGTTCCAGCCAGAGAACATGACTCGCGGCGAAGTGACTGCGCAGGCTGCGAAGTCGATGACCGTGGAAGCGATGGCTCCGGAGGCTCAGGCCGCACAACCGGTTCCCGCATCATCACCTGAGCCCCCGGCAGCCGCTTCCGCGCCAGCCGCAGCGGCTGCTCCCATCGCTACGGTCGAGCCGCCCAAGCCGACCGGCCCGACCATCGAGGAAGCGATCGCCAAGGCCAACAGCCTGTTCCCGGATTGATTGGAGGGACGCCAATGGGTTTCGTTCAGAGCTATAGCTTCTCACGCATCAGGTCGATGGTCGCCTGCACACTACGCGGAGTCATGGACCTACTCTGGACCTGGACGTTCGGGGCGCCTCCGCCCGGCTCCCGCGAAGCGCTCGTCGGGACGATCGCACACTCGTTGATGGAAGAGGCGTTCAAGGTCATCAAACAGGCACGCGAGACGAACGTCGAGGAACCGACCGCTCGGAAGACCTTGTTCGACGCGCTTCGAAAGCATTCCGTCAACCTGGCTGAGCCAGCAGCGGGCGAGGATGCCCTGGAGATGGTCCTCACGTACTTCCAGAAGCTGCATTCGGTCTACGAGTTCAATACCGAGGGTCACGCGGAGATCAAGCTCGCGTTCGACAAGGATTGGAACAAGGTCGACTTCGAGCACAAGGACGCCCGATTCCGGATGGTGATGGATCGCGTGGTGCCGCTCCCAGATAGCGGCATGGAGATCGAGGACTACAAGACCGGGATCGTCGACCTTGACTTCACGCAGCTTCACGTTTACGGAGGCCTCGCGTTCAAGCTCCGGCCGGATCTGAAGTACCTGAAGCTCAGGCTCACGTTTCTTCGGCGCTCGTTCAGCAAGGCAGAGACCGTGACGCGCGAGGATCTCCAGTGGGTGCTGCCGTTCCTGGAAGAACAGATGAAGTCCGCGGATACGATCGTGAATGCCGCACGACCAGCGCGGCTCGAAGTCGAGAACTTCGACGTCACTAAGTACCGCGCGAAACAGAATCGGTACTGCTCAAGCTGCTACTGGATCAACACACACTGCCCGATCACGAAGGTCGCCCTGCAGATGGCGAAGGACAAGACGGACGGAACGCTGCCGATCATCCCGAACCAAGAGACCGCGGAGCAGCGACTGCGGTATCTGTTTCAGCTCGACATCGCGCGCAAGTCACTCCGAGACAACCTCGACGCCTGGGTCGAGGATCATGGACCGGTGCGGCTGGAGGACGAGAACAAGGAATTCAAGATCATCGAGGTGGACTCCTGGACCGGGAATGCTCAGGCACTCGTGGGCAGGTTTCTGATGGCCGGCGAAACGCGGGGCCTGTCGAAGCGGGAGATCATGGACGGTGTGTGGCCGTCGATGCGCATCCACAAGGATGGAGCGCTCGCGGTCGGTGCCTACCTCGACATCCCATCCGAGGAGATCCTCCGGTTCGGATCGGAGAAGCCTGGCCAGATGTTCAAGCTGGTCGCGGCACCGCCTCCGCCTCCGACGACGTTCGGCGAGTTGGTCAAGCAACTCCGAGGCACCAAGCCTCAGATGGAGATCTCCCGGAAGCTGTTCGGCAAGCCGCGGGCGCTGAGCCGCATGGAGTTGGGGAAAGATGGGCCGCCTCCGGATGCAGTCATCATCGAGTTGGCCAAGATCCTCGAGACGGACCCGGGGCCGCTCATTGAGATGGCGAAAACCTGGAAGGCAGAGGAGGAACAGGATGGAGCTTCGGAGACGCCCGCTGGTGTCGAGGATCAGAATGGTGATCGAACAACTGTACCTGGCGATCGAGCGCCAGACGGAAGCGGATCTGCGCCAGCAGCCGGAGTTGGCGATGCTGTTGGTGGATCTGGCAAGCAATCTGATGATCCTTCGGACGATCTACGGGGATCTGACGGGGGAGGACCCGTGGAAAGCGGGACATCATCGTTCACTGCGGATGGACGAGCAGCCGCCGCAACCGCAGAGCAGCTCCTCGGAAAGCAGTCCGGAGCCCAACCAGTCCTGACGGTGAACCCGCAGACAGCGCTCCAGGAGCCGGTCGCGAACGTCGAGAACCGGAAGCTGTCGTCCTACGCGATGGAACTCGATCAGCGGGTTCAGGCGCTCTACCTGCGGGGGACGCTCGTCGAATCGCTCCGCCAAGTCTGCAACCGGGCGACGCTGAGCGCAGTCTCGAACGAAGAGGAGCGGATTCTCAGCAACTTGGATGTGGTGCTCTCGCGCTACGTGAAGATCCGGGAACTCATCCTGGACGGCCAAGAATCCTGGCTCGGACTCGCCGATGTTCAGCAGATCAACAAGCAGGTCAAGGGTTACTTCGAGAAGATGGACGCCTGGCAGCTCGGGGAGATGCTGGAGCTGCTGGAAGGCAAGAAGGCGGCGGCTGTGGGGGCGGCGGGGTGAGCGGGCGATTCAGGAAGAAACCAGTTGTAATCGAAGCCGTCCAGTACAACGGCGCCAATGCGGATGAGATCGCTCATTTCGCCGGTCTGGCTGCATCGGTGCGTGGTCGCACCAGCGAGTTGTTCATCAATACCTTGGAGGGCTTGATGAAAGTATCCCCTTCGGACTGGGTGATCTGCGGGATTGCTGGCGAGTACTACCCGTGCAAGGATGCCATCTTCAGGGCCACGTATGAGGCGGCTGATGACGCGGAAGGGCAGCTTGCCAAGCTCCCGTCGAAGCGATTCGAGTTCCCATGACCTTACGCCCCGAGCGGACGTGCTGGATGGCCCTCCCCCTAATTCGGCACGTCCACGGAGGGCACCTTTGCGATGCGGGGTATATCAGGGGCAGATTGCTGGGTTCATACCCCGGCGGTCGCGGGTTCGAGTCCCGCCCCCGCTATCCTTGCCTTGCCATTTCGGGCGCGGCGGTCTTCCCTGAAGAATCAGACCGCAAGCGTGGAGCCGACCCGTGCGGGACGGCTCCCAAGGCATCGTACAAACGAACGGCGCCAGAGATGGCGCCGTCGGTGTGGAATGGGGCTCAGACCGGAGGCGTCTCCGCGTCGAGCGCCGCGACCCGGTCAGCCAAGTTCTGCAGTGACTGCTGGACCTTGTCGACCTCTTCTTGCGTCATCCCAGTGGCGATCTGGTCCTTCAGGTTCGCGATGTCACCAGCGATGCCATCGAGGCTGGCGCTGATCTCTAGAAGCTTCGCGTTGATTTGATCCAATTGATCCGACATGAATGAAGCCCTCGAATTGAGAATGTGAATGCCGTCCAGGATGAGCTGGAGCTTTGCGCTGTCCATGCGCTCCACCCTCCTCATGGGCACCGTAGCACCCTAGAAGGGAAGACCCGAGTCCTTCACTGGGCCTGATGACTCTTTGGCCGGCGCGGCCGGTTCAGGCTCCGAATCGGGTGGACTCTCCCGGTCGCGGGGCGAGCTGAGGAACTTGACCGTCTGGGCCACGATCTCGGTCGTGTAGCGTTTCCCGCCTTGCTTGTCTTCCCACTCGCGGGTTTGAATCTTGCCTTCGACGAAGACCTTGGAGCCCTTGGACAGGTACTTCTTGCAATTCTCCGCCTGCTTCTCCCATACAACCACATTGTGCCAATCAGTCTTTTCAACTTTTTGGCCCTGAGCGTCTGTGTAGGATTCACTGGTAGCGACAGAGAAGTTGCAGACTGCTTTGCCTGCGGTGGTGAATCTGAGTTCTGGATCTTTGCCGAGATTGCCTATGAGAAGTGCTTTGTTCAGCACAATGTCCCTCCTTCAGTCCTGATCCAACGGCTCCGTCCACTCATCATCGTCGTCGTTCACGTCTCCACCCACCTCCCGTGTCCTCGGCTTGGGGTCCACGTCCACCCAGGCCACTTGGCTTCCGCCCACGCGATGGCCTCCTGGGCCGAGTAGAACAACCGGTATTCGCCGCCGAACTTGGTGATCATCGCTTCCCATGCCTGTTGCTGCTCCTTTTGCTGCCCGGACTCAGACTTGACCTCAAGCTCGAGCCGCTGCCCGCCCTCCGCGATGCCCGAAATGTCTCCAGCGCCGGGGACTCCGAAGCGAATGGGCTGCATGTGTGTCAGCGCGTCGATGGCCGACTTGACATTGCCCGAGAGCAGAAGCCGCTTCCCGGCTTTGACCTGGCTGACGGGATAGCCCATACCCGTGTTCTGCCGCCAGATTCGCATGCATGGGTGACAACCGAGGACGCTGGCGATGTCCTGTTGGATCGGGGTCTCGCGCATCGGGTCACAGCACGCGCCCAAGCACATGCACGGTCGACGTGACGCCGCCGACGCCCGAGGCAGGAGCTACCACCTCGACGTAGTAGCCTTGCGGCAGATCCCATGGCACCGCCGGCAGGTAAGCGCCGATCGTCCCGGCGACGATGGAGATCGTGGCGAGCAGGATGCTGTAGGCCGCGCCCAGCTCATCGTTTTTCAGAGTGACCGTGACATCCTTCGTCACTGCCCCGCTGTACTGGACTCCGACAGCCCGGAACTGCCTGGCTGCCTCGCGTGGCTCCGCTGGCGTCTTGACTGTCTGCGCTGAATTGGCAGCGCTCAAGCCCGAAACGGCGAAGACCGAGCCGCGTTCTTGGCTGAGTAGCGCTCCGTCATGCGAGTGAATGCGACCTGTCTTGATTGGCATGGGTAGGGCCTCCTGGTTGGGCAGGATACTACATCTTCCAGCGCCAGGGTTCGAACCCGTGGACTCCGAAGCCAAATGCGGCCAGAATGAGCCCTCGTGGGTAGGGGTCTTTCTCGCCCTGGAATATCAACCGTGGGGCAAGCGGCATCACGAAGGCCTTGTGGTGGACGTGATCGATGTACCAGTTCGCATCGACCGAGGCCGGGACCAGAAACAAGAGCCAATTCCGACAGAACCTGACCTCTTCGCACTTCGAGGCCCACGGCGCAATGTCGTGAAACGGTGGGTTGAGCCAGAGGGTTGATCCCCATTCGAAGTCGTCCCAGCGCTGCGCCAGCGAGTCATCCTCGGGCGAGTAGAACCACCCAGCGTCGCCAAGTCCATCAACGGCATTTTTCTTTGTCGCAGCCAGGTCGTGCTGGATTGGCCCAAATCTGGCGGATACGGCCTTGATGAACTCCGGCGGAGTGCAGTGGTCCTGTTTGCTCTTCCCGCGCTTGATGGTGGGTCCGACGCCCTTCAACGCATCAACTCCTTCGCATGATTCATGCACCAATCAACGATGAACGTCATACCACCATAGTGATTGTCCAAAATCTCTTTCGACACATGCAACCTACGCTCACCACATTTCCCGTGCACAAACATCACAATACCAAAGTGGTCGGCTACATCTGCTGGCGGTGTGACCAGCACATCGATAGACTTCGGGAGTGCCTTGCGAAGCGCGGCTAGCAATGCTTCTGCCTGCACCGCCCAGCATCGTTTGGTGATCGCCTCAGACTGATCCAATAGGTAATCAATGGCTGCCTCTGGATCTGTAGCCCCGATGTATTTCCAGTCGAGGTCATCCAGGCCGTCAAAGATGCTCAATCCTCTCCCTCCCAATCGCTCCCGCCGACTCGCGTCGTCCCCGTCAGCAGGATCTCCTGGACGGCCTTGATGGCGAGAGCCTTGGCGTTCTGGTGCTTCCGGCGAGTCGTAGGCGTCTCTTCCCTGCGGCGCTCGCTCCAAGTGGCGTAGACGTCGGCCTGAAGCGGTTTTGGCACTTTCATCCAGTGAAAATAGCAGAGCACGCGGTCTTGCGGGATCTGCTTGGTGCAGCCGGGGAATTCACAGGTGTGGGTAATCAAAAAATCATCCTCCCAGTCTAAATCAGCTTCCTCGACCTCGTTCATCCCATTTTCGATGATCAAGACGCTGCCGCTCTCTCAAGCGCTGCCGCTCTCTCGCGTGCTGCCGCGTTCAAGCGCCTGCGCCACTCGCCGTCCCAGAGTGAGAGACTGTAGCGTCTGTGGTTCGCCAGTCTCAGGAACTCCTCCTCGTCCACCGAGAGCAGGAGGAGTTGCGCCAGGGTCACGTCGGCAGTCGGCATCTGACTGCCTTCGTCGTGGAGGCAAAAGCCGATGATGCTGTAGAGCCTCTTGCCGTGGCGCTCAAGTTGTTCGGCAAGCCCCCTCCGAGGCCAGAACCTGAAGCTCCGGCCGCTCGGCGTCACAACGTCGAAGCAGCCTCTGGCGGAGAGTTGGGATTTCTGGGAGTCGCTCAGGAAGCTTCGCAGGAGCCGCATTGCCGTGCGCTGAGCCTTGGAGCACCTCGCTTTCCGTTCCGCCTGCAGTTCGGCTTCGTACAGGAGCAGCAGCCTGATATCGTGCATCTCATCGTCAGTCGCCGCGGTGCCGTCTGCCCAGGTTGGAACGGTGTCGGGCATGACGGCACCAATGAGCAGGCGCCTTGCGTGCGTTGCCATCTCGGTTGGTGCGGCCGGCATGGGTCAACCTCCCGACAGTTGACGCGTCGCGACGACGGTCTTGGCTTTGGCCGGACGGCCTCGGCGTTTCTTGGCCGTGGGCTCAGGCTCGATGTTCGGCTCAAGAGTTAGATCCGGCCTGGGGTTGTCAGGGTCATACGAGTCCGGGCCGCGCTGGATCGTCACCTTGCCGAGGTGGCCGACCACCTCCTCCGCGCTGATGCGCCTGCAGACGAGCGTCCCGTTAGCCATCGCGGCCTGGACCGCATCGGCGGGGGAGCCGTCGACCAGGAAGAAGCTGTACCCTTGATCTTTGAGGCTCTCAACCTCGGAGCGAGCGTTGGCCACGGAAGCCGAGTCGTTGGAATCCCAGGTGACTTGGATGTCACCGGTTGAGCACAGGACGTGCATTGTGTTCATGGTCCCTCCAATGGTGATGTAACGCCGCACCGAGGACACGGGAACGTAGATGCCGCATGCACCTGACGCGCCCGATAGTCGGAAGTGCTGGCTCCTGAGCTGGCACAAGGCAATCCACACGGGGCTGTATGCCGCTGCGTCTGCCACCAATCGACCCAGCCGTTGTCTCCGTAGATCTTCGCGAGCTTCTGGGCGACGCCGGACTGACAGTGCTCGCAGACGACGACGCGAGTCAGCGTAGTCTGAAACGTGAGGCTCATCCACCCTCCGTTGGTTCGTTCCACGGAAACGGATCGGCCCGACAGAGCCTCGCGATAATGAGCGCAGCAGGCTCGACAGCCTTGCGCTCCTTTGCACTGAGCGCCTCCCACCAAGGGTCAATAGCCTCTCCTGCTGTGTCGAACTCGTCCGACTCCTCGATGCTCCAACTCCAGTCATCTCGGCCGTCCTTGCGAATTCGCGCGCCCACTACGGCATGCTCGCTGGACCTGGCAAGATACCCGGCCATCCGCTCTTGCGGAGAGAGTTTGCTGATTTGGTCGATCTGGTCTTGCAGCCTCATCCCATCCACTCCCGTGGTATCGCCGCATGGAATCGAGCCCAGAACTTGTGGTGAATCCATCCGGCCTTGTAGCCGCGTTTGTTGGCAATCCCAGACCAGGTATCGAACCAGAACTGCTTCTCCGCTGTATTGTCCTTCGGTGGCAATAGCAGCCTGATGTAGTCCTTCAAGGACCGAATGCGCACTTTCCTGCCTCTGCACTGTGCCAGATTCCCCCGCATGAGGACGGTCAGCCTCTGCGGCTCCACCTCATCAGGGCAAGCGCCGATGTACTCGACCTCATCGAGGAACGCATGGATCGCGAACTGACCAACCTTGCGGGCTTCGAGGATGTGCTGCTCGGCTCGGCGCAGCTCCATGTCCCGCAAGACCACCTTGTCCTTCGTCTTCGGCGGCGGAGGCGTCCAGCCACAGCTCGGGCAAGCCAAGAGCATCGCCGGATACCAGAGGTAGCAGCCGAGACAGGTCCGCAAGGTCTTGGGACTCTCCGCAGCCGCCTTTTCGCGCACTGGGCGTCCGGAGAGTGACCAGGCCACCGGATCAGTCACGAGCCCGTGCGTGTCGGTGATCCGCGCGTGATCGAGGAACAGGCAGTCTTTCTTGCCGAGTCGCTCGCACAACCGGAGCCCGCGTCCACGCTGCTGTTGAGCGATTTGGTAGCTCGCAGTCGGACGCACGAGCCCGACGCAACTGATTTCCTCGATGTCGATGCCTTCAACTGCCAAGCCCACGTTCACGACGACTTGAAGAGCGCCGCAGCGGAGGTCTTTCCAGACCATGTCTCGCTCGTGCTCTGGCGTATCCTTGTCGATGTGCGCGGCCCGGACTCCGTTGTCCCGGAAGCTCTCGGCCATGTCGATCGAGTGCTGGACCGTCGTCGCAAAGTAGATCGCCAGCCTGTCCGAGGCGACCTTCTTGTACGTGCCGACCACGTCACCGATGATATCGGCCTTGTCCAGGTACTTCGCCGCCTCCTCCGGGTTGTAGTCGCCGCCTCGCTGCTTCCGAAGCTCGGCCAGTTCGTGAGGCGTCGGAGGCGTCATGTAGACCGCGGGCACGATGTAGCCCTGGTCCGTGGCCTCCTGCGGCGTGATGCCAACTATGATATCCTCGAAGACGTCACCGAGCGGCGCGCCATCCAGGCGACAAGCGGTGGCTGTTAACCCGAGATGTTTGGCTCGCTTGAAGTGATCAATAACAATGCGATGGGATGCACTGGTCGAGTGATGGCATTCGTCAGTGATGATCAGCGAGAACTCGTCCTCGGTCAGGTGAAGCCTGCGTCGCGCATTCTTGAGGGTCTGAACGGTGCCCACAACGACTTGTGGCATGTCTCTCGCAGTCGTGTACTTCCCCATCTCCATGCCGATGCTGAGCCCGGAATGCTTCTCGATCTTGCGACAGGCCTGCTTGACTAGCTCGTCGCGCTGGGCGATGACGAGCACGCGGCCACGAGTCGCGGCCAGACGGGACAGCTCGGCTGCGATCAGGGTTTTCCCGGTCGCTGTCGGTGCAACGCCAATTAGCGAGCGATGGGCATGAAACCCCGCCAGCAGCTCATTGCACATCCGCGCCTGCCAGGGGTACAGTTCGTAGCCAGCAACAGCGGGAGTCGGCCATCCAATTTGTGGCTGTTCCATCGTAGTGCCTCTCATCACGTCTGTTATACGACTCTCAGCAGCTAATTGCAACCGATTGACGTAGGAGCCTTCCAAATGCCGCGCGTCCTCCCGAATCCACACCGCCGCAAGGAGCCGAACCCAGACCTCATCCCTGAAGACGTCGTCGTCCTGGATGCCGAAGACGAAGACTTACTCGTCGCTGGTCGATTCTACTACGCCGACCCCCGGCAAGTATTGCCCTCCCCGCTCGAAGACGGGCGCATCCTGGCGTACGAGCCGCCGAAGCTGCCTGAGTACCTGAAGACCTTGCGCATCCAATGCCAAGCCGCAGTCCGGAGAGGCTCCGAGATTGTCCAGTGTGAATACTGGGCACATCCCGGCTACTACTTCTGCAAGAAGTGCCTCATCCCATCAGTCGAAGAGAAGCCACAACGGTGTATTGCTATCTTCGCGGAAGACCACGAGTATGCCGGAGAACAATGCCCGATGCGTGCTACTCGTGGGCGAAACAAGTGCCCGAAGCATGGAGGCGGGAACCTCTGGAAAGAAACCGTCGGCCTGACGCATCAAGAGTCAAACAGTGTCTACGGCGCATTCATTCCGATCAGCATGAAAGCTCGGCTTGCCGCTATCATCGAAGGCGAAGCGGTCAAGCTGGAAAGCTCCGACGACGAGATCCGCCTCTCCTCGGCTGCCGTCGCACTCGCGACAGCCAGGAAGATCCGGTGCCCTGGCACGTTCAAGGAAAACGGATTCTCCGGACATCAGGTGAATATGGCCAAGGCGTTTCTTGAGACCGGGCTTGCCGCCGACCCCGGGAGTCCTGCCGGGAAGGCATGCTCTGAAGCGCTCAGCATCCTCAAGAATTGCGATCACAACCTGGTATTCCGTTGCACGCACCGCTGGCCCGGGCTGGAGAGTCCGGACCAGGCTGAGCGCGTCGTCAAGATGAACGAGTCCGTGATCCGTCAGAAGCAGATGGGCCAGAAGCTCGTGCAGGAAAAGGATGCAATGCCTCACGAGGAGTTCGAGAAGCGGATGACCTACCTCGCTGACCTCATGCTCTCGTGCGTCTCCAGCAAATCGGAGCGCGAGGCGATCATCGGTGTCGTCAAGCAACAGCAATCGGGGATTCTAGCAAAGAGAGTTGGCGCGAGGGGGCGGTCAAAGGCAATTTCATCCGGGAAAGCTCCGTGGCAGCACGCCGGTCCGGCGCCTGAGTCAAGTACACCTCGGTCGTCCGAACCTCTTGATGTCCAAGGAGCGCCTGCAGACTCCGAATCTCCCCCTCCTGATCCATGAAGTAGTCCGCGAATGTGTGCCGCAGCCGGTGCCAGGTGCCGGTGAGCCCTGCCTGCCGCATGGCTCGGCGCATCATGGTATCCAGCTCGTTGCAGGGCTCAAGGTGATCGTACCTCTCGCCGCTCACCGCGACGAGCAGGAACCTGCGGCCATCACCGTACTTCTCGATGCAGTCTTCGAGGATGGGCCGAAGCTCCCGGTGAATGATGAGCCCCCGAACCCGCTTGCCCTTCGGGTAGAACGCGATGTCAGGGACCGGAGCGACGGTCAGCCGACCTCGCGAGAGGTCGATCCTGGAAAGCTCAAGTGTCAGAATCTCCGAGCGGCGCATCCCGGTGTAGAGCGCGATGTGGGCGGCGTACCAAGCGCGAGACCTCGGGCGGATGCAGGCGATGAGCCGCTGCAACTCCTCAGCCAAGAGCGACTTGCGGTACGAGTCACTCGGCCGCTTCAAGCGCTTGAGGCCCCGGAGCACGGTGGCCCGGATGAGCCCCTGATCGACAGCCTCTTGCAGGACCCTTTTCCAGTGCGAGATCTGAAGGTTCACGGTCGATGCCTGGACCTCTTCGGAGCGGCGCTTCACCGCTCGGCGCAGGTCCACCTCTGACAGCTCGTCGATCGGCCGGTCGCCAACCAACTCGTCGAGCTTTTGGATGTGCTGCCGCGCCTTGCGGGCACCTTCTTTCGTGGGCGAGAGCTGGTAGTCTTCCTGGTAGGTAGCCAGGAATTCGTGGAGCGTAATCATGGGGTGTCCCTCCGGGTGGCGTTGGCTCAGAGATAGTAAGACAGAAAGTAGGCAAGAGCCCAGGCGAATGATGGCACTGCAATCACACATCCGATGCCGATTGCATCATTGCGTATCTCACTTTCTTTCTTGTCTGCTGGTATGGAGAACCATGCAATCGCCGCAAGGCAGATGCCAAGTAGCGACGTGATGCCAGCCAATAGTGCTAGGAATAGGCCCATCATGTGCCACATCAGAATTCCTCGTCGTCGAGCATTGGCATCGAAGCATGGTAGCCAGCGATCTTGGGCGACTCGTCCTGCGCCTCGTCCATCTCCACGCCCTCGGCCGTCGCGTCCGCCAAGGTCGGTTCGTGGAACACATGCAGCGGATCAGACAACGGGTCGACTTCGCGGAGCATCCCGGTCAGAATTTGGGCCGTCTCCGCTTCGCCCATCTCATCGAGAGACCGCTTGACGCCAGACATCAACCGCGCGATGACTCCGGCGATCGTGTCGAGCGGCGCGGTGTACCCCTTCCGATAGAACTTCAGGAGCCGCAGCATCGAGCCGCCTGCGTCCTCGTTTCTGACTGGATGCAGGTAGATCAATCGCTTGGCTGCGAGATCTGGGTAGAACCCATCGGCACACAAGCTCTGCCAGTGGCCGTCATGCCAGACCGCGGCCTGGGCGATCGAGAAGTCGAACGATGCGATGGCGTCCTCGGGCCGATCGAACGTCCAGCGGTGGATGAATTGCACCGGAATCGATAGCCCTCGGACGGTGAAGGCGTTGTCCGTCTCGATGATCTTGCGGTGGCTGTCCTGGACCAGTGCATTGGCGCAGACCCGCGCATCGTCGACCGTGGCACAGAAAAGGTCAATGTCGCTCGGGGCCTCCCGTGTGACACAGGCTCGGATGAAGCCGCCGGCCAAGAACGGCGCACGCATCGTTGCGACATTCCCCATCAGCAGGTCGGCGACTCGCTTCGGCAAGCGACGGACGATCCAGTACAGGTCATGGCGTGAGAGAGTGGTCATGGCTGTGACTCCGGGTGGTAGGCTTCGATGACCAGATTGTTGGGGTCATCTTCTTCGAGCCCGGTTCGTGGGTTGGGCCGTTTTGCTGGCATGATATTCACTTTTGTCAATCGGCCGAGTCGTGCAGTGAGATACTCGCTCGCGATGCTTTTCATCCTATCCATTGTGTCAAGCGTATTCCACTGGAATTCGAACCGCTTGAGTACTCCATCGAGGCCTCGTTGAACGTCTTCCGTTACCTTGGCAGCCTCCGGGGTTGGCTGTGGCAGATCCTCCATGATTCTATCAACCATCAGTCCGGTCCAGTAGCTCGTGAATTCAATGAAGTCACTGGCCGGGACGATGATGTTCTCATCCGCGCTGTTGCAGATGTGGATGTTCCCTGAGAGGTCTGGGTTGTGGTGAAAGCGTGTGCCACCTGGCGCCTTGAATGTATGGCTCATTCGTCGTCCCACGGATGCTTGAATGTGATGTGGATACGTCTCGGCCTCCCAAGATGTGCCGCGATGACTCCGACGACCAGGCAGATCGCGAAGTAGGGGAATCCGAGGTAGATGAGGCCAATGAGGAGTTCCATCAGTCGGCGCTGCCAGGATCGAGGACTGCCATCTCAAGGCGCTCCTTGGTGACGGCCTCGCGCCATGCCGCATAGTCCCCTTCGCCAGCAAGACTCAAGCCACGCCTGAGCAGATCATCCATCCGATTGATGATCACCTCCTGCAGCCGGTTCAGCTTCATGAGCTGCTGGTGCGGAGACTTTTCGCAGCGCATGGCATGAGTCTTTAGATCACCCACCGTCGCCGAGATGTGGATCCCGCACCAGACACAGACTGTCGGATCTGTCCTGGGCGGGTTGAGACGAGACAACTCTCCGACAGCCATGGCAGCGAGTTGCTCCTGTGGGATGCCTGCGCAGGCGTTGACCGCCGCGATGATGCGGGCGCGGCGGGCGGGCCAGTGTTTCTGCGACTCCGGGTATTTGGCGTCCGGAGAACAGCAGATGTTGCCCATCACGTGGGCGTCACCATGCAGGGCGACGCCATCCGTGGCCATGCTGTTGATCCACGGCTCGTTGTACTCACGTCCCATTCCCGTTTCCTCCAGTCTGTCCGAGCTGTTGCAGTGTCGTCCTGAGACGCTTGAGCGCCTCGGGCGCCTTGTCGAGATCCGCAATCACCAAGTCCCGCGCGAGCTTCGCAACGGCCATGACCTCATCCGGGCCGAGCGCGTCCATCGGGTCGAGCTTTCCGAGCCTCTTGACCGCCCATGATACGGCCGCCTGGTGCTTGATGTTAGGCCTGTGCAATCCGCCAAGCCAGCGGCTGATGACGTTCGGCGGGATGCCGGTCTCCCGAGCGATCTCCGCCTGCGTTATTGGCGGCTCGCGGTCGACCATCGCCTGACGTACCAGTCGAATCCATTCGTCCTTGCCCAAACTGCCCCTCCTCGTGATGTTACCATAACAATTGGTTTGGCGACTTGCAAGCCTGTTAGTGGTGCTTGAGCGCATGCTACGTGAAACAAAGGGGGCTCCAGAGTTGGGCGGGAGCCCCCTCGTGTGTGGTGAGATACCTGATTGAGAGTCTAGTCGATAGTCACCTCCTTTCGTGGCTTGACGCACCGTGCTTCGCGGTGCTATCGATAGTGGGGATGGTCCCCTGTGGTGCTGTCGGGTGGCGTTCCCGGGCACGGGCGTGCGGGTCATGGCGTTTAGCCCTATCAGGCTTGAGTCCCTCCAGTCTGACAGGGCTTTTCGTTGTCGTGGTCCCTCCGGTCAGGTGGCGGTTGGCCTATTGATGACAGTCCCGAAGTAGTCGGACGTGCCGATGCACATGGTCCCCGTGTCCGTTGAGTCATCGAGAAACATCTTCAGCCAGTTCGCGTAACTCGTCCGCTCGCTGGCGAAGACCGTGGCGTTCCGTTCGCACCATTTGGCCAAACCTTCGGCCGTCTCGAATACCGGGCTCACCGGGCTGCCCTCGGAGGTGTCCTCCCAGAGTTGCCAGCCTGGACCGGTGGGCGGCTCGATGTCTTTCCATGCCTCATGCGCTGCATGGATCTCCGGCGACTGCCAGAACTCGCCCTCACCCTTGCATGCCTTGCAATCCGTTTCGAACCCGAGGCGCTCAGCTTTCGCACGAATGACGCACATCGCGTTGATGGAGTCGTGGCCGAACCCGAAATGACTCCACTCGTTCACTTCCTTGGGCGTCGGGATATAGCCGTTACCCTCCGGAAGCCAGGAATTGCCGCCAGCAGCGATCTTCTGGCGGGATATCTCTTGCTGCTCAGGCGTCCGTGGGACTCGCGTGAAGTCCCACAAGCGGTCGGCGTCGAGCAATGCCTTGACATCGTCAGCATCGAGGTTGTAGCACCACGCCGCATTGTTGTATCGACGGCCACTGTTGATCCACACCCAGTCCTCTCGGTCTTGGCCATACCAGCGCACATACAGTTGCTTGATTTCGGGGCTACTTCCTTCGCCATCGCATGCTTTGCACTTCACCGATCTGTATGGGTTGATGAATCCGGCCCAGACTTGGTTGAGTGGCCAATCAAAGCCGAGTGGAACACGTCTTAGTCGTCTGCTCACGAGTCGCCCCTCCTTGTTCAGTCCGCCTTGGATGTTTCCTTCGCAAAATGCCGTGCTTTCATGATCTTCGTCGATGCGGCGTAGATGGCACCAATCGCTTGCTTGAGATGCCGGCGCTCCTCCTCGGACTCCAGGCGCTCCTCCCTGTCCTTGATGAGATCGGCGATGTCATTGAGCTTGCCCAAGAGGTTGCTGTAGAAGCCGAAGCGGCGGAGCTTCGATCCTTTCCTGGCCGTCACGGCCCCTTCCTCGCGTACTCCGTCACGATGATCTTCTGCACCGGCCTTTCGAGAACCTCGGCCTTGAGCCTGTCGATCTCCTGCTTGGCCACATACAGTCGACGCCTGAGCGATGGAGCATCCTTGTCCTCGCGGTTGGCCTCGGCGAGCTGCTTCGTGAGGCGTGCGACGTCCTCGCAGAACTGGTCGCGCTCATCGACCGTGTTGTAGGCGATGTTCTTCCAATTCTTGAACGAGGCTTGCGCCTCGGCGAGTTGCTTCGCCAACTCCTCGATAGCGACCCCTCGGACCTTGTAGAGCTGCTCCAGCTTGGCGAGCTGCTGGGCGGTCTCGTTGAGCTTCTCGCGGACCATGACCAGTTCCTCGGTCTTGGCCGTGGTCGTGACCTTGGCGAACTGCTCGATGGTCTTGGCGTTCTTGCCAGCCTCTACGAGTTGCTTGTGGCGGCGCGTGATGCGGCGTTGGTGTGCGTTCATGGCGTAGTGGTCCTCCAGTGGTATGATGGTCGCTGACTCTCACAAGTGAGGTGCTTCGATGCCCTTGAAGCCTGGCTCCTCCGATGCCGTCGTGTCCTCCAATATCCGAGAAATGGTCAACAGCGGGCATCCGCAGAAACAGGCGGTGGCCGCTGCAATGCACAATGCCGGTCGGTCCAAGATCAAGAAAGACTGGGGTCCTGAAGAGGCGCTCGGGTACGGCGCGGGCGAGCTGCATCACGCCCAGGTCATCATCCCGCAGGTCCAGCCGCAAGCGGCGTTCCCCGATCCAGGACCTGGCGATATGCCGATGGGCGCGGTTCAGCTTCCACACAGCTACAACGCGGGCGAGGTCACGAGTCTGGGGTACTGAGACCGAGGCGAGACTCTCCGCTCGCGATGGCAGCCTCGAGCACCCCCCAATCGATCGCGTCGTTTCGCTCGAATGCTCCCAGGGCAAGCTTGCAGGCGGACAAGAGGTCCGTCATGATTCCGTCGTTCTCGAACAGGAAGACCCCAAGGTGCTTCTCGATGACATCGGCCAAGTCGAGGTTTGTCGGCCAGTCGTTGTCACCAAACTCCTCGCATAGCTCGCGGAGCTTCGCGACTGCGCCTTCACGCTCCACGATCCAGCCGTTAGCCGAACGGTCGCCGTAGTCCAGATCACGCAGGCACGAGCCGATGACTTGAGTCAGCGCTGAGCGTCGACCAAGTTCGGTCGCTCGTTCGATTGCGGTTTCTTCATCCTGTGACATCTCGTGGTTCCTCCAAGTGGTGTGGTGCCGGCATGAGCGCGAATCGCTCCTCTAGCAGCTGATCGATATTCTTCCGCACTGCCTTCTCGTCGACTGCGGAGCGCGGGCCATCGCGGATGAGACTCCAGTTGAGACTCAGGGCGCGATCGATTTGGGCGATGGTCAGCATGGTCCGCCAGGCATCCAGACTCGCCAGGTGTTGTGCGGACTCCAGACTCCGAAATCTTTGCTCTCGCGATCTGGGTGTCTGGTTAGCTCCTGCGGCACACAGCAAGGCATGGCAAGGATGAGCTTCCGCGGTGCCTGACAATTGATGTCAGCGACAATCAGGCTTGCATGGCTGTGCACTGCTACCAGAACGAGCTTCTCTGCCTTGATGTGGAAGTTTTCGATCTTCTTCTTATGCACGGTCAAGCGCTTGACTGGCCAGTCCTTCGAGGTCCGCAGAGCCGGGTCTACGCTGTGGCACTGCCAGGCCGACCGATACGCGAACATCGCTGCGGTCCTGGGCGTGTGCCCGTCTCCTGCGACGACGAGAACAACCTCGGGGTCGTCGAGTCTGAACACTCCCAGGTTTCGCACGTTGGCGTATGCACTGGCGCTCTCGGTCACCTCCTTTGCATTCGGGAACAGGCATGCCTTGAGCATGTCCGGGTACGAGGTGCATCGGTGCATCTCGTTCATGTAGTGATCCCATGGCTTGGCGTATTGGCTCTTGCTCATTTGCCAGCGATGTCTGCCTGGCGTCTCTCGTAGAGGCGCCGCAAGTGTTCGTTGTGCTCCTCGGTCTTGCCCCACGCGATGACGTATCCGTGGTCCTGGCAGATGTTGCAGCCGGCGCCCTCGCAGGGTAGGTGCTGGCTGAAGTCATGCGCGATCTGACAGAGCGGGCAGAGCTTGATAATGCGCCCACCGGCGCAGACCTGATCTGCAACCAGTTGCGGGAGCTTCATGAACTCGGCGAGCAATTCTGAGGTGGTCATGGTAGCGTGTCCTCGAATGTCTCGTGCTGGGGGCCGTCAGTGCGGGGGACCGGCAGATGCCCGCGCATGACCGCAAGCCTCATCCCGATGTTGTTGCCAGCGCCGATCTGATTCTCAAGCCATCCAGCGCAGGGGATTTCCTCTCCCTCTTTCGAGTAGTGGCAAGCCATCACTGCCGTGCGCTTGAAGAGTGAAGCGATGGGATCCCCTGCGATGGTGCATGTCAGCTTGCGGTGGAGTTCCTCGCTGTAACCTGGGATGTCATCCGCAGGCTCACAACCGACGCGCCAAGGGCACGACTTGCACTGTGTCACTTCGGCCATTCAGCATTCCTCCATCGAGGATGCCTGGATGTCCTCCGAGAGAACGACCTGCACGCCAAAGCCGTCTCCGAGCTTCCCGCAAGAGCAAGTGACCGTGGCTGTCAACTCGAACCCGTAGAACGTGCGCTGGCCTCGGCCCTTGCCCGTAGTTCTACTGGTTCGCTCGGTCGAGTCTTCCTCAACCTCAAGATTGTGCCCCTCGTCAAGGTGTCCTTCCAGTTCAGCGGTGGCGGCGTGCTCCACCTCAAACTCCGCAGTTCTGAGGTCTTGTCCGCACTCCGAGCAAGCGTTCACGATCGTGACGTCGGCACAGACCACGGCGCCGTCGCCTATCTCCAGGGAATTCACGTCTGGATCGTTCTCCTCCAGACTCACGAACTTGTTGCAGCTATCGCATCGCGGCATTTTTGTCCTCCAGTTGGTGTCAGACTTCCAGTCGTCGTCGCGAATAGAAAGGGGCGTCCCTCGTCACGACTTCCGCTGCAAGGTCGGGTTGTCCCATCCCTGGTAAAAGTCTAGGATGGTTTGTTGTCTCGGCTCGGGCCGGTGCCACTCGCCTGGCATCGGCCAAACGACGTGGCACCGTTCGTGTCCGTAGTGAGCAAGAATGGCGAGCACGTCTAGATCGTAGCCCGTGATGGTCCCGTCTGGCGTGCGGATCTTCATGGCCCGCTCAGTCCCCCATCCGCTGCGCGAAGTTCCAGACGGCAGCTTCGCGGCCTGCTTCGACCCTGAACCATCCCTCAAGCTTGACCGGTGCGTGCTGGTCCTTCGTGTGGACGAGTTCGGGGTCCAGGGCGTACAGGCGGTCTCGGTCGGGATCCATGCGGAGTTGCGCGGCCGTGAGGACGTGCGAGTCTGCAAGCGTGAGCTGCATCGACACGAGCGGGTGGGCCTGGCGCGACTGACTCGGCTTGGCCGGGATGCAGAGCACATCGCCCTGCCTGGTCGAGCTTGCGAGCTGCTCCGAGGTGCAGCGGAAGATCCAGCACTGAGCTGCTTCGACGGGGCAACGACCGGCTTTGATGGCGCCGTGGACGATCGCGGATGAGACCGGGTGCCGGAACGGCTCGTCAGTCCCCTCGTTGTGGCCGACGAGGAAATAACTCTTGCGCAGCTCAGGGTAGCGATGCGCTGACCTGCGCACGAACTGGCGTGTCTGGATGACGGCCAGACCGGCGCGAGGGTCGTACCCATACAGGTCGTGGTTCAGCGCTTCCCCACGGCCCTTGCGGTCGAACTGCAGGCGGCGCTCGGTGAGCGCTTCCATGGACTCGTAATAGCCGAGCACTCTGGCGGCGTCGACTCGGCGATGCTCTCGGCTGATCGGCTCATCATCGCTCCAGCGGAGGATCTGCCCATACGAGCCTCGCCGCTCGGTGAGCCCGGCGATCTGCTTGCGCGTGCAGGCGTGCCAAGCGGCGGGGGTCCGATGAGCGCAGACGTGGGGTTGTGTGGCGGTCATGATCATGGCGTGGTCTCCTCTGGTGTGACTGTCACGGGTTGGGTCATCTCCACCGTCACGGTCGAGCTTCCGGGCGTGGGGCTGAGCGAGACCTCTCCGAGCTGTTCGAGCTGCAAGGCCGGGCCGTATAGGCGCGAGAGCGGGGATAGTCGGAGTTGTCGGTGCGTGGTGAGGAATTCTCGAAGCTGGTCGAGGTAGGTCATGGTCGGGTGTCCCTCCGGGGTGTGGCCAGTCCGAGCGCCTGGTCAAGCGTGAGCTTCAAGCGCCCGGCTCTGGTCATTGTATCGATGTCAAAGATGTTCTCCAGCGGCGTGCGGTCCTGGTAGAGCATCGGGGGCTGAGCTAGAAGCGCGCAGCGTGAGCAAATCCGGATCGAGCGGCCAAGGCCGACGTCGAGCACGGACGTCTGCTCGCGTGGCTGCGAGCTGTGACAGAGCGGGCAACGGTGCATCAGTCCTCCCATTCGAGCGCTGCCCGAACCTCGGGATGTGCTGCCCAAAGCTCGCGCTGCTCCTCGGCCATGATGTGAAGCGCAACGCGAAGCATTTGTTGCAAGTCGCTCTCTTCGCGCTCCAGGCCATGGGCGATCCCGTGCCTTTCTGCGGCATTGATGTAGCGTTCGACATTGATCATTTGCGGTGCTCCTGGTTGAGCATCGGTCGGAGCCGCTCAAGCAGGCTCACGGCGTCTTCGAGCTTCCGATAGGCGCACAGAGCGTAGAGCGCTGGCGCCCAGTCCTTCTCGGTCGAAAGCTCACGGTCTACCTCGCGGGCAAGGCGGGCCGCTTGGCGAGCTGCACGGATGGCGGGCTCGAGGTTCGGGGGTTGGCGGGGCTTCATGGTTGCGGCGCGGTGGCGATCTTGCACTGCTCGATGAAAGCGTCCTCGCGCGCTGCTTCGTGTGAGCCCTGGATGCTCAGTCGTGTGTAGAACGCGGATCGGAGCGCCTCCACTCCGGACGCTGACTTGGGCATGCGCTTCCCCATCAACTCGGACATCACGTGCTGTCGGCAAGGTGCCTTAGCAGGCCCGGCGAGTGCCCAGATATCGAAGCGCCCAGCGGTGTAGGCGCCAAGGGTCTTGATGGCTTGCGTGGTCGTGTTCATAGTCGTTGTCCCTCGTTGGTGCGGGCGCCCGGCGTGGGGCGCCCCTTGGTTGGTTTGCTACGGGTTGAAAGCAGAGCAGAGGATCGCGGCTTCCTTCTCCTGCTCTGGCGTCGGGCTTGCGTTGCCATCGAGCGCCGCGATGGTCCGAGCGATGCGAGCTTGGCGGGTGCACGGGGCTCCGTCCGGCGAGGGCATCTGGATCAATCGGGCGCGAGCTGCCGTCACGAGGGCGCGAGCTTCGGACGAGGTCATGACGGGCGGGGGAAGGGGCTTGCTGAAGTCGATCGGCTCCATCTGCAACAGCATGTCGAAGTCACGGACCCGATCGAGCCCGATGTTCGACTCTCCGAGCGTCGCGATGAGTTGGAAGTTCGCGGGCATCTCGACGGACCTGCCGGCGCGGCTGATCTGCACGGACCTGTCTCGATACGCCGCAAGCGTGGCGTCCAGGGTCGAGCTGTAGAACTCCTGGATCTCATCGAGAAACAAGACTCCCCGGTGCGCGAGCGTGACCTCTCCCGGTCTCGGAGTCTTGCCACCTCCAACCATGCCGACGTCCGAGACCGTGTGATGTGGCGCGCGGAACGGACGCGCGATCACGGTCGGGCGATCTGGGTTGAGTAGACCGGCTGAGCTGTAGACCTGCGCGACGCTGAGTTGCTCGATCTGGTCGAGGTCCGGCAGGATGTACGGGAGACGGCGCGCGAGCATGGTCTTACCCGATCCGGGCGGGCCGGTGAGCAGCAAGGCGTGACGCCCGACGGCGGCGATGAGAAGCGCGCGGACTGCCGCGGGGTCTCGGATATCGGACAGGTCAATCTGCTCCGGGCGCTCGGGCACGGCGCGCGGCTCCTGTGCCGGAATGAGTTTGGAGCCTCTGACGTGATCAATCGCCTGCTCGAGGTCATGAGCACCGTACACCTTGACGCCTGGCACTTGGGCTGCTTCCTGGGCGTTGTCGGCCGCGCAAAGCACGTCAAGGCCGAGGTCTCGGGCGAGGAACGCGGCGGGCACTGCACCGCGGATTGGGAGCAGTTTACCGACGAAATCAAGCCCACCGAAGATCAGGAGATTTGGGATTCTGGCCGTGAGCGCTCCGATCGCGATCGGTAGGTCGAGCTGCGAGGAGTCCAGCGGAGCGGGCTCGACAGTGACAGCGAGTGTGCGGGAGAATTCACAGCCTGTCAGGTTCTCAACTGCTGCTCTGACGCGGGTGCTCGATTCCTTCGCTGCCGCGTCGGACAGTCCGGCAACCTTGAGCGGGCGCGGCGGATGGACTTCGTGGGCGGTGATGTCGACTCGTCGAGCTGTGATTCCTTCGAGGTGGAATGATGTGATCATGGCGTGGTCTCCGGTGTGTGGGCGTTGCGGCGGCGAGTTGGCTATCCCTGGCACGCGAAGTCTTCGTTGAGGGCGTCGAGCACATCGTTGTTGAAATGCTCGGCGACCAGCTCGTAGACGCCTGGGACTTCGGTGAGCAGGTTGCTTGGCGTGCGCTCGTCATCGACGATCTCGAAGAGCTTGGTCTTGAACTCTTCGTCCGTGAACTGGATCGGGATGTGCAAGCGCTCGGACCAGAGGCGGGCGCACGGGCTCACGGGCCGCTGGCGAAGCGCCGCCTTCACGTACTCGATGCCGTCGCTCGTGAGTTCCGTCTCGAGCAGGGCGCCGACCAGCGTCCCGTCCGAGAGTTCCTCGGCTTCGAGGCACTCTGCGCCGTTCGCGCAGTGCTGGGGGCTATCCCATTCGCTGGATGCGAAGACGGGATTGTCCGTCAGCACACGCCCGGATGGCGGCACGGTCGGTGCGAAGGATGCGGACCAGATGTGCTTGCGCGCCTCTCGCTGTGCGGCTTCGGTGCATGAGACGCAATAGAGGTGGAATGATGTGATCATGGCGTGGGGGTCTCCTGTATGGCGGTGTGGCGTCGAGCTGGCTATCCCTGGGGGCTAGATCGTGCGGACCGTGGCGCGGTTCGCGTTGCTCCAGTTTCCCCGCTCGTCGAAGAACAGATCGTTCGCGAGCTGATCTAGGGCATGGCCGAGGGTGAATTCGTACTGCTTCCGGCCGGCGTGGAGAACAACCTCAACGCAGCCGATCGAGTTGGTCCTGGGCGTGCCGTCGGGGTTGCGCTCCTTCTCGAGCTGCTTGACGCCTTCGGCGATGTCGGACAAGAGCGAGTCTCTGTGCTTGATTCTCATGGCGTTACGGTCTCCTGTATGGCGGTGTGGCGTCGAGCTGTCCCAGTTCGATCAATGCCTCAGCGATCGTCTCGTCTGTGGGCGCGGTGTCGAGGTCATCGGCGATCGTGAGGCTCGGACAACCGCCCGTGCATTCCGGGTGGATGCGCTCGTGTCCGTCGCGCAAGACTTCCGCAAGGTGGGCCGCCCCGGTCTCCTGGATCGGGGTTGGGACTGGCCCCGATTGCAGCGCAATCACGGAGGCGGGGATCTTCGATGTCGCTCCGCTCCATGCGCCATTGCCCCAACGGAACCCGGCCGCTCTGAGGTCTTGTAGGATCGAGCGGGCGGGCTTGTCAGCGAACCGGATCGAGCTGTAGTCGCTCCCGTGATGCTTGATCAACATGCCGCCGTTATCCTCGGTCGCCTTCTGCTCTCGGGCCAGTCGATCGATGTACTCCAGGCGCTTCCTGTCGGTGGCGATCTTGGCTCCGACGCCGGCTATCGCGTACGTCGGGTACCCTGGTTTGCGGCTGTTCCCGAAGCGAGCTTGGACGTCGAGGTCTCGGCGCTCACTCTCGGTCAATGGCGGATCGGGTTCGGTCGGCTTCTTGGCGCGTAGTGCCTTGTTGATCTGCTTCATCCGCTCGCGAAGTGCCTCATTCTCGGCGATGCGTGCCCGGAGTGCTTCGGGCGCGTCGGGGTCGTCCGTGTAGATCGAAGTTTCTAGGCGCTCTGTCACGGTCGCGGCGGCGCGTTCGTGGTGTTCGGCGAGATTCGACGCTTCGGCACTGCGCCGGATGTTGTTCCAAGCCTTGTCGATCTGCTTGCGGTGCCGCTTCTCCGAGTGGTGCCCGACAAGGATCGGCTGTCCGTTCATCTGGTAGAAAGCATCATCGGCGCTCTTGTGGCGTCGGGCTGACTCGGCTCTGGCCTTGTCGGCCCAGTCCTCGCGCTTCTCGGCCTTGTTCTCCAGGCGGGCTCGGCGGGCGCCGGTGCCGAACCCTTCGATCCGGTCGTAGTACCCTGGCAAGCGCAAGGGCTTGTAGTTGCCCCACGAGTCGCGGCTAACCTTCGAGGTCTGGATGAGCAAGCAAGCCCGGCCAGAGTGACGCATCCCGTAGGCGCGTTGCCCTCGGTAGGTCCGGGCGCGGACCTTCAGGGCGTTGTCTGCTGCTCCCTTCGTGCGGAACGTGCGGATCGTCTCCCAGTCCTCGGGTTGGTCGATCTGCCCGCGTTGGAGGTAGTAGAGCGTTGCGGCTTCGCCGTGGTGGATGCTGATGGTGTAGACGAACATGGCGGGGTCTCCTGTGGCGTTGTCGAGCTGCTAGGTGAGCGCTTCTCGTGCGATGTCTCGAAGCACGGTCCCTGCGTCCTGCTCAAGGGTCGCTTGGTCGGGGTACTCGGCGATGGTGCGAAGCGCTCCGAGCGGGCCGGCCAGTCGGCGCGAACCTGCCGGGTCGTGAGCTTGGAGGAACGTGGTTAGGGCGTCAGGGTGCGGCGTGAACCACGGGCGGATCGGTGCGTAGTGGTTGCTCGGGTGCGTTTCGATGCGAGCTGTCACGCGCTTATCTGATAGCGTGGGCTCCACCGCTAGGTGTAGGTGCTCCACGGCGCCGTCCTGGCCGATCACTGTCAGAGTCAGGACGTGACATCCTCCGAGCTGCTCAAGTGCCTTGCGGGCATCGGGGTCTCGGAGGTCCAGGGTGGCGCAGAGTCTGGCGTTGGTGCTCATGGCGTTGTGGTCTCCTGGTAGAGGGGCCGGTCGTGGTCGAGCTGCTAGGCGTGGGGCGTCCAGCCGCTCACCGTTGCGCCGGATAGCGTGTCGAACGTGTGGGCGTACGTGTGGCACCATTCCCAACGATCGTTGTCGGTCCCTGGGATGTTCTGCTTGGCGTACCGACAAGCCCGGCTCCAACCTAGCTTCCGGCGCCATTCCGGGTACTGGAAGCTGTCCAGGATCGCGGGAGGTTCGTCCGTCGTCGTGTCCATCGCTAGATCCGCGAGATGTAGGCGTACGCACGCCTCGGCCTGCTCGCGAGTCGTTTGGACCGCGTACGAGGTGCTTCCGCACCACTGGCGAACGACCCCGGGCGGATCGTCCGGCGTCGCGACGATCCGACTGTGGATCCCGTTCGGGTCCTCCCAAACGATCGCGATGTAGCCACGATGCAAGAAGACCGTCGGCGTGTAGTCGCGCGACAAGGCTTCGTTGATCTGTCTGTCGAGGTCCGCCCGTGCTTCGGTCTTGGTCTTGGCTGTGGATTGAAGCTGTCCGCGGGTCAAGGTGATGGTTCGGCTCATGGTCGTTGTCCCTCTCGGGTTGGTGTGGCGTTGTCGAGCTGCTACGGGTCCAGGCGTCCGATCGTCGTCCAGTCGGGCGCCGGAAGTTGCGCCGTCTGACAGTCCGGACAGTTGCACCATGGATCCTCGTCCATGTGCTCGGCGAGGTCCGCGGCGGCACACTCCGGGCACCAATACGGATCGGCGTTGGCCGCTCGGGTGTGGCCGCACGGAAGTGCGATGTCTGCGGAGTGCCAGCAAGCCCGACACCAATCATCGCCGATGTCAGCCTGGATCGTGTGCCAACGTCGGGCGCCACAAGTCGAGCATTCGGGCGCGCGGGAGCTGTCCGGGAGCTGCATGGGGTTGGCCGCTCGGGTGCTCCGGGCCCCTTCGATGCATCGGAGGTGGATCGCTCGGATGCGCTCTCGCCAGTCCTGGCGAACGACTCCGGCGAGTTGGGATCGCTCGCGAGCTGCATTCAGCAAGTACCCTGCGGAGTGTGCCCCGGCTAAGCATCGGTGCGGAGGTCTCACCGGGCACGGGGCGCAAGCCTTGCGCGCGGCGCGGTGCTGAGCTTTCCAAGTCTCGCGGGGGGTTGGCTGTTGGGTCGTGGTCAGCATGACATCGGCTCCGTGTTGCGGCGTTGGTGTTGCCTGACGATGGCATTGCGGCGTCTCGCTCCTCGGGTGTCCAGGCGCCGATCGGTGCGCTGATGCTCCCGGACAATGCAGGCTCGACGTCGGGCGCGGGTGGCCTTGCTGCGCTGATGCTCGCGCACAAGGCGGGCATGGTCTGACTCGTGGGGTTGGGCGTTCATGGCGTTGGGTCCTCGGGGAAGGCCCGGACGTCTGGCGGTGGCGTCCGGGCCGTTGGGTTCTTAAGGGTCTTGGATCGTCCCGCACTGCCAGCACAGCCAGCGCAGAGCGGCTAGCGCTTCCTTTCCCTTGCCCTTGCGTTCCATGGCATCTAGCCAAATATCCTTTTGCATCTGGCTGTTGGGATCGAAAGCAAAGAGTTGATCATCCCAGGACACGATCCATTGTCCGCCGGAATGCTCACACTTTGGGCCGATCGTGGCTGGCCCTAGCGGGATGGTCAGACCGATGGCTGTTGGTGGCTTGGTTGGCTTCATGGCGTTGGGGTCCTTTCGGTGTTGGGCCCGGACCGGTCCGGGCCGGTTGGGGTTGACTACTCTTCGAAGTCTCCGGCGCAAGCGTCAAGGTCATCGGCGTGGCATACGTCGGGAGTCTCGAGCGGCTCTGGTTCGTCGATCGTTACCTCGTCCAGATCGAGGTTTTCCCATTCCTGGATCCAGTCCTCGAAGGCCTGGCCCCGGTCTGACTCCTGCCACTTGTCGGATCGCTCATCGCGATACCCTTCAAGCTCGGACACAAGGTCCGTTCTGAAGGATTGCGCGTCCCAGATCGTGGCGTTGTAGGCTTCCAGCGCTTCTTGGACGGGCGCGAACAGTTCAGCAAGCTTGGCGTTGTAGGCTTCGATTGCTGCGTCCAGGTCTCCCTTGCTGTCGTGCAAGCGAGTGACTAAGGCGTTGCGGTCCTTTGCGTTCTGGGCTCCAATCGAATTCATGGCGAGGTCGTCCTTTCGGCGTTGGGGTCGTCCGTCATTCCGTAGGCGTACGGTGAGCTACACTCGGTCTCTGCGCTGGGCTCACAACCGGCCTCCTGGCAGTCGTGGCACAGTCCGGCGTTGTCGTCCGTCGGGATCGCAATTTCCATGCAATCCCGACACGAGCAAGGGGCATAGCCTGTGGGCATCGCGGGTTCTCCTGTGGTGCGGAGTGCCAGCGTCTCAAAGTGTCTGCGCTGGGTTTCCTCGGCGGTGGCGTAGTCTGGCCACGGGTCGCGCGTGGTCATGGGTTAAAAGTCGCGCGGTCTAGATCAAGCTCACGGCCGTAATCTGCTAGCATCGCGCGCCAAGAGCTGTAAGGGCCGGAGTCGCCGATGGGCTCCGTTCCTTCGAAGCGAGTAAGGCGCCACCGGCCGGATCCAGCGGGATCGAGGGTCGCGAGCGCTTGGTACCTTGCATCAAACCCGGTCAAGGGCGCGAGGAACACGGCGCCGTCGTGCTCGGCGATGAATCGATCGATCCTGGCGGTGCGGGCCACGGAAGCGGCGAACACTGAGGCCCAAAGGGCGGTGTTTTGGGGAGTCATGGCGTCGGATCCCCGTACGGCACGATTGGCAAGCGTCGGGCGATGTCCAGGATCCAGGCATTTAAACCGGCGCGATCGACGTTGCCCGGGATCCGTTGGGCCGTTGCAAGCTGGGCATCGGACGGCGTGGGCTCACCGTCGGCTCTGGCGTACAGTTTCCCAGGATGCGCCGGTCCAGCCTCGACGTAGTACAGATGCAGGCCCGTTCCTGGATCCCGGAACTGTCTGATACGGGTCTCGTCGGCGAAGCGGCCGATCGCGTTTTCAAAGTCACGTCTCCAGTCTCGCGGTGGGGCGTACGGTGTCGGGGGAACGGTCGGGGAGTGTCCTGGGCTTGTGCTGCCTCCGGGGACGTTACAGACATCACATCGGTGGGGTCGTGGCATGGGTCAAACCTCCATCGTGAGGGCAAAATCAAACTGCACTGATCTTAACTTCCCAAGTTCCGAAGTTTGCTCCATCTTGTGTTTTGGCGTTTGCAAACAATTTTCCATTGTTTTGCAAGTCAAAACTGACATTGACAGTGATTCCATTATTGAACCGTTGCGCCGAGTATCCTGTCAAAGCTTTCGTCAAAACAGTTTTGACTACTCTACCGATGTCGCGATTAGAAGCTGCCAAACTTTGTGAAACCATCTTAACCTTTCGTGGCATGGGTCAAACCTCCATCGTGGCGAACAAGTCCAGCGGCGTGGCCTTGCGCAGGACTTCGGCAGTCAGCCGCGTACGGGTCTCGGTCTCGAGCTGGGCCAGCGTCGCGCCGTCGAGTGCCTGGCGATGCCCGTGTCTAACTGCCTGGATCAAGTGCAAGACGTCCTGGAAGTACTCCGTTGGGGAAGGGCTTGGCATCGGTGCGGGTCCTTTGGTTGTGGGGGCGTTGCGAGGGGCAAGACGGGGCCATTGCTGGCCCCGTGGGGCGTTGGTTAGAACCTGAGCAATCGGCGAAGCTCTGGGAGGTCCGTATCTGGCTTGCGGCGAGTCGTGAGCGGGGCAAGGCCTGACGCAGTGGGATAGTGCAAGCGCCAGCGGATGAGCCAGTCGGGCCCAAACTGATTCCTGATCTGCTGCAAGTACGCAGCGTCATTTTGTCGATCACCGGTCCAGTCTGGATAAGATCCCACCTCCCAGCACGTTCGCAGGGCTTGTTTCCAAGTCCGCCCGTAATCCTCGGCGAATCGGCACAGTGCGGCGTGTTGGTCTGGCGTTGGCTGTGTCTGGCTCATGGTCGTTTGGCTCCGTTGGGTTGCTGTCCCGCTCGTTAGTCGGCCCGTCGTGGGTCGTGCGCCCCCTGCTACGTGCAAGCCAGCGGGGAAGGGGGCAAAGGGGGCCCGGCAGTCCACCGGGGCCCCCGTGGGGCATCTAGCTTGCCAGTGCGAGCACCTTACCGGCGGCCCGGTCAAGCTCCATCCTGGCGTCTGTGTGCTTCGTCGTCTGGCTGTACTCGGTGAGCCCGTTGACCATGGCCCATGCGCTCATCGGGGGCCCGTAGCTGTCCACGTTGCGCTCTGCGATGGCATAGGCAGACTCAAGAGCGCCTTTGGGGGCGATGCGCTTGGCAAAGAGCAGATCCACGGTGCTGGGCTTGTCCGTGCCAAGCATGAGCCGCTGGGCGCCTTGGATCACTCGCCGCTCTGCTTCGTCACTCATGGATGCGTAACGGGCCAGCTCGACTCGCATAGCACGATCGGAACGGTGCGCCGCGTCGCCAACATGGCGAACCCGGAATTCGAACTGTACCGAGAGACCGTGAAGAATGTGGTTTCCGCAGACATCATCAAGCAGAAAGCAGGAGATGCCCTGGCTCTTGCCGCCGATTTCGGAATTCCACAGGATGTACCCTCGCATGAGGGCCCGGCCCGTTCCGGTCTCAATCACGCGCGAGGGATCGACTTGGAAAATCCAGAGATCTCGATCGGACCGGTAGACACCGGCCGGGGCGATCGTGTCGCCAACCTGCGGGCCGAGTCGTGATCCAGCGAGCACATCGGCGATCGTCGCGATCTTGGTCCGCTCACCATCGATGCCAGCGGGACGCGCGGGGGGCGTTTTCCAGCCACCGGGCAAGCTGGCGACCCTCTCCAGCAAGTCAGCATCGAAGATACGGGAGTACTGGCTACCGTTCAGCGCGCGTGCGATCGTGTGTCCGTTGGTTCCGTGGACTAGGAGCTGTCCGGCGGTGCCGGCCCCGGATGAGCCGAGCTGCCGCAGGCCTGATTGGATGCACTGGGCCGCAAGCTCAGTTGGAAGCGTGCCTAGGTAGTCAGCGGGCGCGCCTGCGACCCGGGCAACCTGGGAAAAGCAATAGTTTGTCATTTCGGCCTGACGGCCGTCGCGGGAGACAAGACGCAAGTCTAGATCAGATTCGAACCCGGGCCGGGCCGATTGAACCTCCACGGCTCGGACGTCCAGATCCCTGTAGCTTAGCGCGTACTCTCGCGCCGTGTCGCGGTGGATCCGGGCTGATTCCAGGCACTCGGCGACACTCCAGAACCGTTCATCGGCGGGACGGCGGGCCCACTGCCGATGGGCCGTCAGGGACTGGACTTGCGCCGATGTGGCGTTCTGCGATCGGGTCACGGTGGCCTGTACGGCCGTTTGTGCGGCTTGGTAGACGACGGGCGGTCCGACGGGGCCGGAAACGAACACTCGGGGGATAGTGGCAAGCGCGGTACTGGTCTGGATCGGGGTTCCTGTGGTCAACATGGCGTCAAGCTCCCTTGGTTTGGTGTCCCCTTGCGGGGCGGGTTGGCGGTTGGGGCGTTCCAATCGCCACGGAAGGCCCCCTCGGGGAAGGGGCGAACCGTGGGGGCTGGACTAGTCTTCAATGCGGCCTAGCAGGGTCGCGACCCCGTTAGGGCTCACGTGGTAGACGGCGGAGGCACCGTTCCGGAGGTCTACCGTAGACACGACTCCAAAACCGTCGGGCGTCCAGACCTTGAAATGTGAGCGGCTGAAGGGCTCGATCGGAGCGTTTCCGTCTGGCAAGCGAGAAGCGGCTTGGGTCGCAATAGCGATGAGTTGGGGGATTGTGTGTGTCATGGCGGGATCCCTTAGATGTAGGACGCGGCCTGGAATGCTTGCGCTTGGGTGTACCAATGCGAGATGAGAATCATCTTGCGGCCAGTGCCGGATCCCATCTTGCGACCGTCGGCAACCAGAACGTCCCAAGTGATACCGTCTGGCCGCTGAACTTCGCGGATTTCGACTTGGAGACCTACCTCGATGGCGCGGATGACGCGGGGGCTCATCGGAGCACCTTGGCCGACGGTGGCTTGCGGGTCTGGAAGGTGGCCCGTCGCGCGTCCCGGTAGGCGAGGCACGCGACTGCCAGGAGGACATCGAAGAGAAGGGCGATGAGAAGGGACAACATCGGTGGAACCTCTCTAGTAGTGCCGCTCTCGCGGCTTGGTGTCGTGGCTGACAAGCCATTTATAGGAGCGGTGTAGTAACGTGTCAAGGGGGTAGATGCAAATATTTGTGGCACGGGGATTGCAAGGGGAGTTTGGACGCTCGTGTCACGGATCGGGCGGTTTTTGTGACACAACGGCACGGTTTGTGACGGCTGGCGATCGTCATGATGTCTTTACAACTGTCAAGTTTTCTTGACGGCTGTCAGTACTTCGTGACGGGTATCCCCTGGATCGGCCCTGGATCGGCCCTGGATCGGCCCTGGATCGGCCCTGGATCGCCACACAGTACAGGGATACACAGCGTATCCCGGCACAGTGGAAGGGCTCGAGGTGGCAGGGAAGGGCTCGAGGTGGCAGGGAAGGCAATCCGTGGCGCCCTAGGGCCTCGGCTCACATAAACGCTATGGAACCAACGATCCGCACGTGGACAGTGCAACGCAAGCTCTGTGATGGCCGATGCCAGGCCGTACCGCAAGGGTCCAGCGCTTCACCGCCGATCGGGACAGAAAAACCTCTCGCGCTCTAGCTCGCTAGAACGCTATGGATTCAACGCGTTGCGCGCCTATTGAGAATGCGCTATCAGTAGCGGACCCCTGCCGGTGTACTGGAAATGCCGATGGAATCGAGGCCGGGTGGCGATCCGCCGCATCGCGGCGGCCAGGGAGGTCCCCTTGAAGGGGGCCCCTCTCTCGAAAAATTTTTCCGGGACTCCGTCATTTCAAAAAAGTCCGTGTAGCACACCTCGTGTCACCATTCTCTTTCTCTTAAAATTTTCTTTCAACTCCACGTCCGAAACCGCCCCGGACGTCGGCATAGATCAAGCCCCCTGGTCTCGTGGTCCATGGACAGGTGTGGACCGTCCACAGTTGCCCGCACGTCCACGGGTCACTCGCTCCACAGCATCTCCACGTTCGCTCCTCTCCCCTCGAACATCGGCCAGATTTGCCCTCTTTTGAACCCGGCGAGCCCGCAGCCGACGGCGGTGACCCGGAAGTGCAGCTCGGGATGTTCCCGGGCGAAGGCGAGGAACCGCAGGACCCCCGAGCGCACCTCTTCCAGTCTGACCGGAGGGTAGTTCCTCCTCAGCTCCTTGGTGACGATGCCGTAGCTCATACCCTGGATCCCCTCGGCCTGCCCCTGGACGGCTCCGTGCTTCCTGCGAGCCTCCAAGGCTGCACCTTTCCCGTGACGCCCCTCTCGGTTGGAGCCGAAGACGAAAATGGGTCTACTCACACTATCTCAATCCCATCTTCTTCCGGGCGCTGTCGATCATCCAGCATGATCTCGTCGTGGGCTGGCGTTTCCAGGTCGTCGTCCGCGAAGCCAAAACGCTGCTGGATGGTCTGCGCTTTCGGTGGTGCCATTCGGGTCATTCTCCTTCCGAGTGGGGTGAGTCGAGGTGATGCAGGATCCGGGTTCCCCCCCGGGGAAAATTATTTTCTTTCTATAGATACTAATAAGGAAAATAGCATCACCTCGACTCACCTCTTCCTCATTTATCCTGCGGAATCGTTGATTGGTAGTAACTTGCGCGACCCGGTTTTTGGGTGGGCTGAGAATTGGACGTGTTTTGGGTGATGCGAGAAATGCCCCACGCATCACCCTTTTCAGGATCGAGGTCAATACCTCTCCAAGTCACTTTCCCCTTTGTTCCTGGGTATGTAGAGACTCCGAACCTCTCGCAGAGCCTCTGATTGAACTCTTTCTTACCATAAGCAAACTCACCTGTTTCTTGGCACCAAGAAGAAAACGCTGAGTGCAGTTCAGCGGCCGAAATTTTCAGTGTAGGCCCCAACTTACAACACTTTTCTACGAATGGCCCAGTAACGTCCATTTCGCCCTTATAAGCCTGAATTGCGGCAGTGATTTCTTGTGGTAATCCTAGCCCTTCTTCCCTCCACTGGGTACATCCGTCGATCGCCCACCTCAGAATTCCGGGGCGTTCGTCGCGGAATTTGTCGGGCAGATTTTTGTCCTGCTCCGCTTCCGGGATGTGCACCTCGAACGGGATGAGCTTGATGCGAACCCACATCGCCTGATCCGTATTCTTGATGCGCGGTTTGTGGTTCGTTGCGAGCCAGAGTTTGAATGTCGGATCGAACTCCACGAAGTCCTCTCGCATGTGGCGAGCCTTGATTTTATCGCCTCCAGTGAGCCATTTGACGAGAGACTCAGCAAGCCTCTTCCCTTTCTCGGTCTCGATGGACGTGACGAACCGCATCCCCATGAGGTCAGCGAGTTCCGTGGGGTGCGAGTCATTCTTCTTGACGACCAGTAGGTCTGGAGCGGCCTGGCAAGCGTAGTCGCCGAGCATTTCCCTGATCGTGTTGAGGAACGTGGACTTACCGTTATCCCCACCGCCGAACGGAATGAACAGAGCCTTCTCGGTGAACCTGGCGGTGAGCGAGTATCCAGCCGCGCGCTGCAGGAACGAGATGAGATGCTGGTTTCCGGCCATGATGCGATCGAGGAATGCGATCCAGGTCGGGCAAGCCGCGGTCGGGTCGTAATCGACTGGGCATAGCTTGGTCAGCATAGATTCGCGCTTGTGGTCGGAGATTCCCCCTGTACGCAGGTCGACGGTGCCGTTGCGGACGTTCAAGAGCCATGGGTCTCTGTCGAGGTCTTGGATGAGGACTGGGATAGTCGGCTCGGAAGAGGCCATCTTGATCATGGCGTCGATGGCTCGCATAGATGCCGATCTGCTGGCGTGCTTGGCTATGGCTGTACGCTCGGCGTCAGCTTCCTTGCTGGAACCTTTGACGAGCGGTGGTTCCTGGAAGATGCGGATCTGAGTATCCTTCGCGTAACGGTAGACTTCCGCGACTCGGTCAAACGCCCAGCGCATGCCGTCCCACACGAGCCATTTCTTCCACTCATGTGAGTATCGGATATCCTTGCCGTGATAGTAGACGAGCCGCTGGCCATTCCCGACGTCAGAGAGGTCATAGACCCTGTCTGGACCTCGAGCATCAGATGGCATGCGGCCGTCTGGCTTCGGCTTCCTTTGGGCGCCACGATGTCCGTTCACCCTTACACTCGCTACAGCCTTGGTTCGTAGCTTCTTCAACTCCTTGTCGAGGATCCCGGCCGGGATGTTGAGCGCTGGAGAAGCGAGTGCGATGACGCGCCGCTCGTCCATGGAGTCGACCTGCTTGTCCGGGAGGTCATCGAGTCCCAGGATGAGTTTGATGATCTCGTCGTGCGCGTGGTCTTTCTGCTGCGCTGGCGAGTCCTTGGTGACGCCAGAGAGGATTTGCTCAGCCTGGTAGACAGCGGATGGGATTGCTCCCTCCACATGCCTCTTCCAAGCCTCGATCCCCTGCTCCCGGATGATCTCGTCCGGATCGACCTTGTGCCCGTTCTCCCGAGGAGCCAGCTTCGGCGCCACGTAGATGCGCAAGGCGCGAGCGGCCGTGAGGTTCGAGATGGACTTGCCGATGTGCTCCTGCCCCGCGGAGTCCGAGTCAGGGGAGAGGATCACGGCTTCGAGGCTGTGATATCGGCCGATGGTCTCGGCCTGCTCGGCGTGAACGTGATTCGTGCCGGTGGCGACGACTCGCCTGTCTCCCGAGATCTGGGCAACTGCGGAGTCGAACAGACCCTCCACACAGACGAGTGTCTTCTCTCGTGCGCGGATGGCACGGTCGAGGTAGAGCGGAGAGGACATGGCTCCGCCCGGGAGGGAATAGATCTTCGGGATGGACTCCTTGTCGCCCCAGTCGCCCGGATGCTGCGATGGAGTGGGCGGATCGCCAGGCCAGCGGCCGGCGATGGTGAGCATGGACCCGTGCTCGTCGCGCCAGGGGAAAAGGATGTAGCCGGAGAGGTTCTGCTTGGTGACGCCGGAGCGGGAGATGGCCTGCGGAGCGAGGCCTTTGTCTTCGAGGTGCTTTCGGAGGGCCATCGTCCCGGTGCGCAAGGGAATGAGCCCGAGCTGGAGCGTCGTGGCTCCCGCGTGGTCGACGCCTCGGGAGAGGAGATGATCTCTCACGTCGGCCGCGTGCTCGTCTTCGGCCATGAGCTGCTGGTGGCACCAGAGGACCGCTGCCTCCAGCACCGCCTGGCGGCTATGCCAGTCCCTGGCTTGATGCTGCTCCTCGGGAGTGAGCGGCTCCATATCCATCGGGATGGCGGCGAGCGACGCGGCGAGTTTGATGGCTTCCACCAGATGTGAGCCGTCCGGGCGGTAGGAACCCGAGAGTGCCTCCAGGATCGACTCGGAGTAGCCGCAGGAGTTCATGTGCCCGCAGTGCAGGTACTGCTGGTCGGCGTAAGTGTACGTCTCCGGACGCTTACACTTTGGGCAGGGATGTCCACCGAGCCTGCCCTGGCCCTTATCGACGAGCTTTTGCCAGACGGCGGTGCGAGCGAGACGTGGGGAGACTTCGTTGAAGTAAAAGGCGAGGAGCCGGGATTGGTTGTAGTAGGCGGAGGAGCGTGGACGCCCGTTCGGTGGGGCGCTAGCCTTGGGCTCGTGTGTGGCGGTCATTGGTCATGCAACCTTCCTTGACTCAGCGATGAGCCGCTCGGGGTCGATGAGCACCCCGTGGTCCTTGAGCCGGTGCGCGAGCGCTCTGGCGAGGAGCCGACTGGGCTTCTCTCCTCGCATGACCATGAGCATGTGTACCTGGCTGACTCCAAGCTCCTCGGCAAGGCCAATGAAGGAGAATGGCTTGGGGTGCCTCTGGCGGGCAGAGTAGATCTTGGCGCGCTCGGGGGAGTCGGGTGGTGGGATGAGCATGGACGTGGCAGGCAGGACCGCAGGAGACGGCATGGCCAGGGCTCTCCGGGATGACGAGTTGCAAGGGGCAGGGAACGACTATAAGGTTATCATCCATGAACCGCAAGCCACCGCTCGCTGGTCGCTCGCGTCGCTCACCCTGTCAGCCTGAAATTGTGGTAGGCCACTTGACATCCCCAACTTAGCGGATGTATGAGTGGTTTTGCCAGGGAATGAGGTAACAGATGTCAGAAGGCATTGGATACGGCACGCGTCCGGAGATCGCCAAGCCGCTCGCGCGGCTCTTGGGAAGCACGTTCATTCTGTACTTGAAGACTCACGGATTCCACTGGAACGTGAGCGGGCCTGAGTTCCCGATGCTGCACGAGTTCTTCGGGAAGCAGTATCAGGAGCTTTGGGAGGCGGTCGACACGCTTGCCGAGCACCTCCGGACGATGGACGTGAGGGCGCCCGGGAGTTGCGAGGAAATGATCGAGCTATCCTCGCGCGGAGTCATGGACGGTGGGACCAAGTTCACTGCGCGCGCCATGGTGGAGCAGCTTCTCGATGATCATGAGACTTGTATCGCGCAGGCAAACGAGGCGATGCAGCCTGCGCAGGCCCGAGACGATCAGGTGACGCTGAACCTTCTGATCGATCGGTGCACGGCGCACAAGAAGGCAGCGTGGATGCTTCGCTCGATACTGAGGCAATCATGATCGACACAGTGCTTTTCGTCATCCGCTCGGTCGCGATCGGCCTCGTGGCGGGAGTGATCGTGGCGGCGCTATGGCCTGCTCAGCCGCTCGGAGTGGTCTACGTCACGACGAGCATCGGGACGATCGTGGCGGCAGAGGTGGCGGTGCGGCTCCGAGAGCGGACTGGAGGAGGGTGAGATGGCTCAACATCAAGTTCTGTGCGGTGTCCCGACGCCGAGTTGCACGGGCAGCACCGTCAAGATGCTCAAGAGTTGGCACGGCCACTGGAAAGCTCATAACGGGCATGCCGATGCGTTTGCCTGCTATCGGCGCTACCTGCTCAGCCTTGGTTATGTGGCGCTATCGTCGAGGGAATTCGAGCCTCCGGACGGCGGCCCGATCAGGCTGCTCACAAGGCAGGGGAAATTCGGCGCGGAGTTGCGCAAGGGCAAACGTCCCGATCAAGGCTCGGACACGGACAACAGGATGCCGGTCTTTCGGTTTTCTGGGACCATCATTGGTTAAGGGGCCATGGTTAGGATCATCAAAGTCGGAGTGCCAGAAGAAGATCACAACTACACGTACACATGCCGCAAGTGCGCAACGGTCTTCGAGTTCAAGCGCGGCGAGGCGAGATTTGCGCCATGCCAGGCCTACCCAGACGTTCTTGAGATCCAGTGCCCAGTCTGCGTGGCATTTTGCTGGGTGCCTGTGTAACGAATCAGTAGTCTCGAGAAGCCGCAACGGAGTACGACGGCTGGGTCCAGATGCTCGGGGCCAACCCCGAGGCGCGATTGAAGCTGAAGCACAACGACTGGATGTTCTTCTTCGGGAAGTGATCTCTCCCCGATAGCCAGAGGGGAGCAGCGAAGGATTGGAGGGACGTGTGATGGGCAAGTTCAACGCGAACATGAAGTACAAGGTGGTCGACAAGCGGAAGGCGCTTGAGGTCGAAGCTGCGGCGCTTGCGGCGGACCCCGCAGCGACCGTGAACCACGAGGGAGGCCTGGCGTTCAATCCGAGCGCACAGCTTGGGCTCTACCTGCGCTCGTGCGCATCGTTTCTGGAGGACAAGTTCTACGAGTCGGCAACCAGCGAGGCCCTGGCCCTGCGGAAGCTCGCCCTGGAGGCGGGCCAGAAGTTCACGCTTCAGATGGCGGCCTACGCTCGGAACGAAATGCATCTTCGCTCGCTCCCGGTCATGCTTCTGGCGGAAGCGGCGGCGATCGGCAAGCAGGGAGATGGTCCGTCCATTGTCAGGCAGTATGCGCCGCAGATCCTGAAGCGAGCGGATGAGCCGGCGGAGTTGATCGCGTACTGGATTAAGACTCGGGGATCGAAGTCCAGGTTCCCGAATGCGCTCAAGAAGGGGATCTCCGACGCGATGAAGCGCTTCGACGAGTACCAGCTCGCGAAGTACGATTCGTCCGCGAAGTCGGTGAAGCTCCGGAACGTTCTCGGCATCGCGCATCCAGCGGCAGGCGCGCGGCACCGGCCGCTCCTTGAGCCGCACAAGAAGGGGGTGGTGAAGGCCTGGGACGTGAAGGATGCCGAGCGGGAGAGGTTCGATCTCTACGGCCGGGCGTTCAATGGCACGCTGGCGACTCCGGACACCTGGGAGACGTACATCAGTGCCAACGGCTCGACGGCCGAGACCTGGGACGCCATTGCTCCGAAGATGGGCCTATTCGCGCTCGTTCGGAACCTGCGCAACTTCGAGGAGAAGGGGGCGACCGGCGCTCTCGCGGTGGCCTTGACGGCCCTTCGGGATCCCGTGCAGGTCCAGAAGTCGCAGATGCTGCCGTTTCGCTGGCTTTCGGCGGTGAAGGCAACCTCTTCGTCGGTGGTCCAGGATGCTCTTCGGGACGCGATGGACCTCTCTGTCGCGAACGTCCCTCGCTGGAACGGGCTCACAGCGGTGTTCTCGGACAACTCCGCGTCGATGGACGACCCGGTGTCCGCGAAGAGCACAGTTCGGCGTCGAGACGTCGCGGGGCTCATGGCGGCGATTTCGATTCACTTGTCGGAGGGCGAGTACGGCGTCGGCGCGTTCGGGGATACGTTCGAGTGGGTGAAACTCTCGCGGCGCGACAGCGTGCTCACGAACGCGTACACTGTCGAGCAGACCCAGGTCGGGCATTCGACCTTCGCGCACCTGTGCATCGATGCCCTGCTCGCAAAGAACCAGTTCGTCGACCGGGTCATCCTGTTCTCGGACATGCAGTGCTACAGCGCCAGCACATGGGCCGGCAGTGGCTCCCTCGCCGCAAGCTGGAGTCGCTATCTCGCGTCCGTGAACCGGAAGGCGGTCCTTTACTCCGTAGACCTCGCGGGCTACGGCACGATGCAGTTCCAGGAGACGAACAAGAACGTCGTCCAACTCTCGGGTTGGAGCGATGGGGTTCTGAAGCTCATTCCAGCGCTCGACGCAGGAGCGAGCGCGGTGGAGGTGGTCAAGAATCAGTGGTGAGTGTCGCGCTGGCGTGCGCCCCGACTGCAAGGCCGAAAGGCACAGTGGCGAGTAAGCCCCAAGTTTACGGACTGAATCGGGCTACGCTCATACAAGCGCCAGCAAATCAACAACCTTGAGAGGCAGCGTAGGAGGCGGTTACTTCTTGATATGAAAGCCCCGCCTCCGACTCAATCTCCTCTCAGTTCACATCGCAGGTCGCGTGGCGCGCAATGCGGCCTCGGGGCCTCAGGCGGACGCAGCTCAACGGGAGCACTGGCGGGAGCCAGCGGAGTGGTTCGATCCCACAACACGCCTGATAAAAATCATCCTTTTGAGGCGCAGCGCAGTGGACGGTTACTTCGCACATAGAGATCTCCGCCCATGATTCAATCTCGCCTCAATCCTCTTCAGTCTGGTCCTTGGTTCTCGAGACAGGGACAAGTCGGATACCGCGCTGGTGGGCCAGCGGCCCAACGGGTCCGGCGAGAGTCGAGCGTGGTGGCGTGCGACCGCGGGTGCACTTGCGGGCGGACGCTCTCGACAAGGGCACCGGGTACCCTGGGAAAGGGAAATACGGCGAGGCCCGATGCGGGGTGCAAGCCCCCGCAAATTTGATAGCTGTGAGGCGCCGAGGCCGTGGACTGATGGCTGGGCCCATCGGGAAGATTCGGACGCAGCGCTTCACGGTCCAGCCTCGGAGCCAGACATGATGGGGAAACTCGCGGCGCGCTCCGCTGGGGGGATTAACTCGTCGTGACTCTGGTTCCGAGTGCTGGAACGGTTTGGGAACTTTGGAGGCAGCGTGAGACACGGATACTTCGAGTGGCTCCGTCAAGCCACGCAAGTGGACCATGGAGCTTCACCCAAAACTCGCCACAAGCGAGCATGCCGTTCTCAAGAATCTCCTCCGAGTCATATAGTCAGTTTCAGGGACAGCATAGGAAGCTCTTACTTCGAATTGTAATCGAGAGGTCGCGGGTTCAAGTCCCGTCGCTGTATGGAGACGTACAGCGTAGCTCAGCTTGGTAGAGCGCTTGTGAGGGCAGCCGTCAAATCTTCCCTGAATTCATTTACCGGGGGTAGCTCAACTATGGCAGAGCGCAAGCCCGGGTCGCTGCGGATGCGTCCGTCAGGCCCGAACACGCTTGAGGTTGGGGGTTCGAATCCTTCCCCCCGGATTCATTTTCCGCGGTTGCATGTCGAAAGCATCGGCTTGCCGGAGTGTCCGTACATGCGGAGGTGGGTCCTCGACTTCGGGGCATTCGCCATCCGGCTTCATCGCTGGGAGGCGTCAGACGATGCCAGGGCCTTCCACGATCACGCCTGGTGGTTCCTGACGCTGGTCCTGTGGGGTAGTTACGCGGACGTCTCGGCCAGTGGCACCGACGTGCTCAGAATGGGCTCGACTCGGTTCCGCAGAGCAATGCACGCACACACGGTTCGGGTGCTTCGACCTGGTACATGGACGCTGCTCATCACAGGCCGACCTGTCCGGCGCTGGGGATTCTGGGTCAGGGGGAAGATGATGCGTCGAGACAAGTATTTCGCGGTCTACGGTCATCACGGCTGCAATGGCATTGGAGCAGTCCGGATGGATCCGGACGGCAAGAGGATTTGATTCATTGTGTGTGGCAGCACAGGGCACGGTTACTTCTACAGTCAGCTTGTCAAAGCCGAAAACAAAGGTCCGAGTCCGATTGATCTCCACACACTTCATTCAACACTAAGGCTGGAGAAAGCCCTAGCGGGAGACATGCCCCGCGTAAATGAGCACCTGCACAGCGCAGGAGGTAAGCAGGTTAAAGTCCTGCACCAGCCCCATTGGAGGAGCACAGTGGAATGGTTCATCCTGACCGATGGAAAAGACAGTTGCCCGCTTGACGGCAGCATCGTCGACCACGAGACAGCGAAGAAAGAGGCTGAAGCCTATTGCTGTTCTGGCAGGACGGTCATTGTCAACAAACTGGTACCAGTAGCCAGAGCCAAGCCTGTCGGCTCTGTGTGGGAGAGCCTGGAATGATCACTACGCACCACGATGGACACGGCCTGAACGAACAGATCCTCATTCTTCCGGATGAGCCAGGCCCAGGCGGCGCCTCGCACTCCTACGAGTTCCGGTATCTGCTACCGGACGGCCTTGAGAGCAGGGTCGGCCTGCTCCAGTTCCAAAAGGGGCCGCGCAACGTCAAAGGCTCGACGCCAGGGCTGACCGCGAACGCCGTGCTCGCAGCGGTCGTCCACCATCTTCGCGGCTTCCAAGAGGGGGATTATCGTAACCGGCAGACGGCTTGTGCGATCACGCACATTGAAGAGGCGATTCATTGGATCAAGGACCGGGCCGATGAGCGCGCCAAGCGCGGCGTGCTCGGGACGTACGAGAAATGAGCGGCTGGATCGGAGTGGATCTTGATGGGACGCTGGCGCATTACGACCGCTGGCGCGGAGAAATGCACATCGGTGAGCCGGTGCCGGAGATGCTCGAGCGAGTGAAACGCTGGCTCTCCGAGGGGCGTGTAGTCAAGATCTTCACAGCTCGTGTATCGACTCGCGACAAACAAGAGCTAACTGCTGTTCTTGGAGCCATCAATGAGTGGTCGGCCCAACACATCGGCGAGCAACTCGAAGTCACTTGCATCAAAGACTACAGCATGGTGTGTCTATATGACGATCGTGTTGTGCAGGTAGAGACAAACACTGGTAAGCTGATTGGGCATCCGAGGCCTGGACTATGAAGCTCCTCAGTGACCTCGCTCTCGGCCGTCTCCTGCGCCGACTCCCCCCGAGGCATGAGATCTATCAATACCCGAACGGGGAGTGGCACTGCCGGGTGTTCTCGGACAACCCGCAGGGCGTCAGGACGTTCTGGGGCAAGAGCCCGGACGAGGTGATGCGCAAAGCAATGGAGGCAAAGCTATGAGCGACATTCCCACCGGCTGCTATGCCATAGTAGATCTCATGGGCCACAAGCGTTTCATCGGCCGTGTGACCGAGGAAGAATGTTTCGGCTCGAAGCTGGGGCGCGTCGATGTGCCGCGCGCTGACGGCACCTTCGAGGAGCCACAGTACTTCGGCGCCGCCGCGGTCTACAGCATTCGGGTGTGCTCGGAGGAGGAGGCGCGGCTGGAGTTGGGCTTTTCGCCGATCACCTGCTCCTCCTGTATACCCTTCTGAGGCGGTTATGTCCCGCATCATCTTCACAGGCTCGCGCAATCTCGGCTCCGACTGGCTGCCAACCGTCACCAAGGCTGTCGTCTCAGTCCTCAAGCAGGGGCACCACATCGGCGTCGGCGACGCGAAGGGCCTCGACTCGATGGTGCGCTCTGCCTGCGAGGATCCCGGCCACGTCTTCGAGCCGTTCGACGTGCAGGGTCTCCGCGAGGCCAGGTCTCTCGTCTTGCGCTCGATGGAGATGGTGAACTGGGCGGCGGAAGACCACGGGACCTGCCTGGCATTCGTGAATACTCCGTGCCCGAAAGGCATCGAGCCAGCAGGCGGCTGGATGAGCCCCACGTACGGCAAGGGCAGCGGCACCTGGTCAACGCTGGCGTACGCGATCGGCATCGGACTCGAGGTTTTCGTGCGCCGCTGCGGCGTGAAGGCTTCCGAGATGCCGATGTGGCCTGGCGGAACCTGGGTGATTTCCGGAGAAGGTGGGGACTGGGTGAACTGGCTCCGGTGGCGTCGCGAGACGCGACCTGTGGTTGCGGACTCGGGCTCGTTGGAGCCCGTGGCTGTTCGGTCAGTGAGCCTGCCTCGTCCGACCATGCGGTCCTACGCCATCGTCGGCGTCGGCGCTCGGTTGCCATGGTGGGCCGGATGGCTCTCGGCTTGGCGGACCATTGTTTGGACGATGTGGGCATTGATCCGCGGCAGTGCTCGGACCTTGTTTCAACTGGAGATCGGATGATGCATTGGAGCCGTGAGACAGGAAGACTCAAAGAAGCCCTGGACCTGCAGATCCGGTCCATCTTCAAGCGGGACGATGGGACTCTTTCACCGGATGGCAACATTCTCATCGGCACATTGAACAAACTCATGTTCAGCGCTTCTGCTGATCTCGAAGATGCGGTGGAATATGAGCGCGATGGAGTGAGCGAGCAATGATGGCAATCACACTGCATCGGCCATGGCCATTTGCGATCCTTCGCCTCGACAAGCGCATCGAGTGCCGTACGTGGCGTCCGTCTCCACATCTGCTCAAACCAGGGGATCCTCTCGCCATCCATGCCGGGAGGCAGTGGGACAACGAGGGAGTCGGCTTCATCGCCGGAACAGCCATGATTGATCCACGCCTGCTCCTCGGTACAGAACAGTGTCGAGACCAGGGGCTCGTCGGTCTGTGCGTGTTCAAGGGAGTCGTCACGGCGTCGAGCGACCCATGGTTCTGCGGCCCGTACGGCTGGCTGCTCGATGACATCGTGGAATTGCCGCGACCGATCGCTACGCCAGGCCGTCATGGGCTGTGGATGGTCCCGGATCGAGTCATGAGTGTGATGGTTCGAGAGACCGAGCTGGGGTCCTCAAGACCATCGAGACTCGCGCTCAAGACATGGGCCGAGAGCCACGGCGGGTGGCCAACCCTCTGCGGGGCAGCCAAGGAGGCATGATGCCTCGCATTGCAGTGACACTAGACAAGACACTGATTGCTCATATAGAGAGACTGAGCAATGACATATACGGTAGCAAGGCGCAGAGGGGCAGGATGATCGCCCACCTCTTGAGTGTCGGCTTGGAACGTGTTGATGGTAGTGTCAAGGTAGAGCTGGCCGAGGCCAAGAAGATTGCAGCCAGGCTGTATGGTATGATTGAAGAAGCGAGCATTGCTATAGGAAGTCTCAAGGCAATCTCTTCGCCAGACACACTCCAGTGGTTCGAGCGCCTAGCCAAGGCTCTCAACCGTATCATGGACTCTGACTTCATCACACGCATCAATCGGGCCAGCAATCTGGCTAAGCGATTGGAACAGATCCACGAGACAGCGCTTGACATGGATCGTCTGGAGCGGATCTGCAGGGATCTCAAGCAAACAGTCCAGGAAGCTCGCGATATCGAGAGCAAGAAGCCAGGAAAGAAGATGAAGCTCGTTGGCAAAAAGGCTGGCAAGATCATCCTTGCAGATACGGCTCCGGAAGCGGAGGGCTTTTTCACCAAGGCTTCGGAGTCGGTTGGTCCGGAATCGGCTGGTCCGGAGCCAGGGCCAGAGTTGAAACTCGAGGGCTGGACGCCCAAGGTAGAGCCAAAACGGAGCTTCAGTGGTATAGATTGGAAGAAACGAACGGCTGAAGCGACCAAGCCAGAAGAAAAGCCGGTAGCCACTGACGGACTGGATTTGCTGAGACTATGAGTGACGTTCACTACCAAGGCAAGCAGGTAACGCTTATCCACAGCGGCTCACTCAGAGTCAGCAACGGCATCGCGGACAAGGTGTACGTGAAACAGTGCAAGTGCACTGGCACATCCACGACCGATAGATTCTATGAGTCTAGCGGGATCGTGAAACACACCGACGGGCCGGTCTGTGATGTCTGTCACATTCCATGGAAGCAAGACGATGGCTGAGGTGGATATTACTGCTGTAATGGCGAGCATAGGCGTCGGCGGTCGACCTCACTATGAGCTTGTAACTGGCCCAAATGGCCATCGGCAATTCATACCAGTCGACACAAACGCAATAAAGGAGGGATCTATGGCAGGCAGTCCGTTCATTGGAAGATCACCTGATCCGTCAGTCGTCCCGGGTGAGGAGGCTCTCCGTGCTCAGTTCGAAGCGATGGGCCCGGATGAACGCGCGACGGCACTTGGGCGGCTCTCAAGGGTGCTTGAGTCGATGGATGGAGTCAAGAAAGCCAGGCAGGCGACGCTGGGAGAGACGATTGTTGAGCAAGTCGCATCTGGCGCTATAGCATCGGAAGTTGCCGAATCGTCTGCTTGGGCTGATTTTGGTTCATCGGTCATGGGCGCATTCGCCGGATCTGCGATTGATGGACTTGTGTCTGTCGGCGCCGAAGGTGCTCTCTACATCGGTCGAGAGGCACTCTGCTCATTAGTCGATTCGATGGCTTCTAGGGGGTTTTTGGCGAAGCTTCCCATCATCGGGCGACGGATTCGCGGCAGGCGTATCGCTGAAGCTATGGCCAAGCCGGCGTACAAACTCGTGGAGTACTTTGGAACGGCTGGCGTTGCCGCTGGGCTTGAAGCCATTCCAGGGATGCCAACAGTGGTCGTCAAGTCAATCCGCGTCGCCAAGCGCAAGGTGATGTCTGTCCAAGCTGCTGAGCTTGCGAAAGTTGCCATCAACAACGCGCTCGTACGTCGGGCGCTGGCGATTATCAGGGTTCCGAAGCTCCTGACTGGAGCGGCCGAAGCGGACAAGAAGGACGGCGCGGCATGAGACTCAAGGTCGAGAGCGCCACGCAAGGCGGGCGTATCCGCTCGGCCAGCAACCTCAAGATCTCGCTCGACGGCCACGAGTTGACGCACGTCAAGTCATTCCGGCTTGACGCTACGACCGGCTCTTGCATGACAGCCACCATCGAGTTCCTGCCGACCGATATCGAAGTCGATGCGGATGTGGCACTGGGCGGAGAGGATCCAGTCGTCCATCTCTTCAAGGAAGGCACGATCTCTAGCGGGTGTTGCGCGGCGTCCAGCTTTGGCAGCGCAAGCCTGACTACAATCCCAAAGGCTGTGACATGCCCTCAATGCCGAGCGCTCATGACTCCACCAGAAGTCACGCATAGAGCCGGGCCACACGATAGTGCAATCTGTGGCAAATTCGGTGTCATCACTGGCGGGTGGCAATTGGTTACCTGCGAGGACTGTCAGCGAATCGGGTTGGATATCCCGCCTCCGTCACTGCTGGATTCAATCACCAACCTCAAGTGCCAATGACCATCGACGAAAGATTGCAACGCCTCGAACGCGGGTTTGCAGCCCTGTGTGAGGCGTACATGAACAATAGTTGGACGATAGAACTGAGCGATATCTGTCGCTCCATCGAACAGGAGAGTAAGGGTGAATCAAACCGACCTCATCAAGTCAGTAGCGAAGTCGACAGGCCAGACGATCGAAACGACCCACAAAGTGGTTGTGGGTGCAGTTGAGGCGATTCAGGCTGCGATGAAGAATGGCGAAGAAGTCAGGTTCAAAGAGCTTGGCGTCTTCGCCGTGAAGTCGATGAAACCGCGCACAGGCCACAACCCAAAAACAAGAGAACTCTTCCAGATCCCAGCCCGCAAGATCGTCCATTTCAGGGCTGTTCCATCATTCAAAAACATGGTACGGTAGCAACACCTTTCAAGGGGGCGCTGAATGACCAAGAAGAAGGCGGCTCCTGCCGTCGTGCCAGATTCTGATCCGATCGAATTCACTCCGGCTCCTGACTTGGAGAAGGTGGTTGCGGCGTCCGAGCCCGAGCCAGAGTCCGGATCGACCGTGGAGCCGGAGACTGAGGCCCGCCTCATCGGTCTCACGCCAACCGCCCAGTTCATGCCGTCGTCGAGGATCAGCGCTCCACGTCCACTGCCAAGCACCGACGATGAATTGGCGACGCTGCTGTACAACGAGATCCGACTTCCGGGGATGTCCGGATTCACGGACCTCGACGAGGGCATCAAGATCCGCTACAGGTCCGCGGTCAAAAAGCTGAGCGAGAAGCTGCTCGGTTGATCCGTGGCCATTACACATCAACACAGGGAGTCTTGCCATGAAAGAGGTTGATATCGAGCGTCTCACACTGTCGAATGCCGGCGGCGGGCAACTCGAGGAGCAGTTCCAGAAGTGTCTCGGCGAGCTTTTGGCGATCCAGGACAATCGCGAAGAGTACGAGACCTCGAAGAAGTCGATCCCGTTCAAGATCAGCGCCGAGATCTACATCGAGCTGAATGAAGCTGGCGACGGGATGATCTACACGCAGTGCGATGCCAAGGGGCCGAAGAGGAAGATCCGCAAGCAGACGATGAACATCATGAAGGACAAGGTCATGGTGCGAACGGCTGCCCTGCCCGAGCAGATGCCAATCTCGGAGAAAGTGGCGGGGAAGATCGGCAAGTAGCAGGCGTAGTCGGGCCGCACAGCCCGGCCTCGGCACCACAATGGGGCAATTCAAAGGAGGACGTTTCGTGGAGATCAATTTTCAGGAGTGGCTCAAGGACATCTCGGATGCGATGGGGATGCCGGTCGTGATGCCGGCCTTCGCCACGCGTCCGGATGGGACGAGCACGGCGGTAGTCATCAAGGACGGCTACAAGCTGGTGGAGGCGCCTGGCCCGCTCCGGCACAAGCGGGTTCATCGTTGCAACTCGGTTCGCAGCTTCGGAGCCTGGCTGAAGCGGCATGCGAGTCCTCGCATGACCGAGATCCTGGCAACTTCGACCGAGATCGTTGCCGCGCTCGAGCCGGCTGACGCCAACGGGGACAGAGTGACTTGTAGTCTGGAGCCGCATCCGAGAGCTGTCCCTTGGATTGGGATGTTCGGCCAGAAAGTGAATCAGCGCCAACTCTGGCTGTTCGTCCGAAGCCATTTCGATGACTTCGTTCCGGCCGTCACCAAGGCCGGCGAGAATCTCGGCTCCTACGGCAAGATCCTGGCTCAGGAGCTTCAGAAGCTCGAAGTCAAGAAGGGCGCCGCAATCAAGACGGAACTCGACAGTGCCGGAAACGTCATCTTCGCCGCTGGTGAGGAGAAGATGGAAGTCCAGGGCGAGTTGCCAGCGAGCTTTGAGATCGAGATCCCGCTCATCCGGGATGTCGTCCTCGGACCGCAGGACGAGGAGCCTCGGTATCGGCTTGAGGTGTTCCTGCAGCTTCGCATGGTCAAGACGGAGGATGGAAGCGAGCGGCCCGCGCTGACTCTGGAGTGCCCGGGCCTCGCGATGGCCCAGATCGACGCGACCGATGATGCTCTCGAATGCCTCCGCGAGACTCTGGCGAAGGAAGACGACGGCGACTTCATGGTTGGCTTCGGGACGATCGGCCTTGCCGAGTACAGGCGAGCGGACTAGGGGTCTGTCCCCACAGCGATCAGCATGCAGGCGGGGCGTCTCCCGCCTGTTCTTGTTTCTGGAGGCTTTTGAGTGGCATTCGAGCCAAGACGAGTCAGAGTCGGCGATACCATCGCGCTCGGCACGAAGATCTATTGGTATAGGGGCCGAGCCGGTCTGAAGCTGCCGCTCCGTGGCGAAGTGGTCCTCATCGTGCCTACCGATACGTTTCCCTGGGAGATGCCCGAGTGGGAGGCCCTCCGGCGCGACACGCGCGACTGTGTTGGCAAGGTGGGTCACGAGCGGCGTCCGGTCGAGAGTTACGTCATTCTCTGTCCAGCCAGGGCGAGGGTGTGGAAGCAGAGGCTGTACTGGCCGATGGTGTACTGGCTGATGTATGAGTAGTGGTAATTCAAGCGCATTGGCGTTTTTGCTGGGTTGACAAGGCCATTGTCTGGTGTTAAAGGTAGTGAATTACGCCACATTGTTTTGTGACTCGAAGCGATGAAAGCCGAAAGATGTTCACGTCCCCGCCCGCCGCCCCGACGCTGACGCGTGAGGAGCTGGAGGCGCTACAAGCCGCGCTACAAGCGTCTCTAAGCTACTTCGACGCGGCCATGATGTGCGGAAACGATCTAAGCGAGCTTGCCGAACCGGTGCGCCATGCCCTCTCCCTCCTCACCCGCGCCCTGGAGCCGAAATGAACCGCACTCCCGCCGAAATCCTCGCCAACGTCAGAACCGAGCTAGGCCGAATGATCGACATGCTCCAGCTTCACGACATCGGCCGCAAGCGAGCCGCCGCCATCTTAGCCCGAGACGTGTATCAGCCGCTCGTGGCGATTGCCGAATCGGCGGACGGCCTGCTCGAGCCGGAAGGAGCGGGGCGGGAGGCGCAAGTGCAGGCCCAACATGACGAAACGGGCCGGATGTGGGATGGCCCACGGAAAGACATCCCCCCAGGCTTCTCTGAGATCCCCGCCCCGCCCGCAGTCCCGGCTCCGGCGAAGGTGGAGGCGATCCCATCTGTGGTCAAGTCCACCGAGACGCGCCGATGGAAACGACTCAGGGGAACCACTGGCGCAATCTGCTACACGACCGTGTATGGCCACACCAGAGCGTTCCATCACCCTGACGCTTGTGTTTGCCAAGGCACTGACCCGGTTCCTCATTGTCATCGGGACGAGCCTGACACGCACCCGTGTGCACGCTGCTCCGAGTGTAAAGAGTACCGCCCGAAGTTTCCGGATCTCGTCGGCCTGCTCGAGCCGGAGGGCGAGGGGCGGGCGTGCCTCGAGCGAGGGCCTAATGGGTACAGGTGCACACGCCCGCCAGCACACCAAGGCAACCATGTTGCTCGTAACACGCTCGGCGAAATATGCGAAAGCTGGACCCCCGCCTCGCCCGCAGCCCCGGCCGCGGCGCCACTCAGCCTGATGGACGAAATCAACCAGAGGATGGCCGCCCCCGCGAGCGACGGGGAGGCGCAGCAAGTGACGCTCGAAGACCTCATCAGCGAAATCAATCAACCGATGTGGCGCGCTGCTGCGTTAGCCAGGCTTGATGATTTGCGTGAACTCGCCGCCTCGCGTGCCGCCTCGCTGCGTGCGGAGATCGAGCGGCTGAAGCGGGAACGAGCGCGATTAGGCGCCGAGATTGAACGCCTCGACACCGCACTAGCCGCCCGCGCCGAGCCGGAGGTCGACCGGGAGGCCAGAGGCGTTCTGGAACGGCTCTTGGGCTGGCTCCCACTGGTATCGACTCGCTTGATTCAACACGGCGGTGGAACGATGTCATGCCAGTCCGAAGCCGATGACTTTGCGCGCTGGATTCGTGGATACCTCGCCAGAGCAGAGGACGCCGACCGCGCCGCCCGGAAGCGGGGTGAAGCATGAGCCAGGAACAGATAAGCATGCGCGCGAGAGACCATCGTATCCGCTTAGCCGGGGTTCTCGATTCTGAACTCACGAAGCGGGACAGGTCAATCGAGCATGTCTTGTCATGGGACGAAATACAGGACATTGCCGAAGCTGTCGCGAAGGCTGACCGTGAGGCGACATCCGCCGATTGGGTTGAACTTCAGAAGCGCGACCCCGACATAACGTCTTATTTGTTTGAGTGCACGCATGCCCTGGAAGACTTCACGCGTGCTGAACTCAAAGCGCTCGGCAACGTGAAAACCGCCCTCTCCGCCGCCCGGCAAGCAGGCTTTCGGGAGGGAGTCGAGGCGGCGGTCAACTTCATCGGCGACGCGAAAGACTTGGGTATGACGCGCCAAGAGACAATCGCAGCCCTCGCCGCGAACCCAGGAGAGACGAAGTGAGTCAGACACTTTGCTCGGACTGTGCCCAGCCAATCGATTCCGACGCCTATCAACACGCAAGCGGCTGCCCTCGGGACCAACTCGCCGCCATCCGCGCCTCCTGGCTCGCCTTCGACGCCAACAAGAACATCGTCTGGCGCATGGTGATCAACATGGCCGCAACCGACGCAGTAGCCGCCAATCACCTGTGCAAGCTGCTCGAGGCGCTGAAAGAGGCATTCCCCCACCCCGCCACAGGAGGCGCCGCGTGACCCCAGATCAACTCATTGATTACGTGAGCCGCAACGAGAGCGGCGGCGACTATTCAGCTTGGAATCCCGACGACAACGGCCACGGCGTCTCCTTCGGCCTGATTCAGTTCAATCAGCGAGCCGGCAGCCTGCCGGAACTCTTGCGCCGGATGTACGAAGCGGATCCGAAAGCCTTCAACGCCTGCTTCGGCTCCGCGGTCGCCGACCTGCTCGACTCTAAATGGGTCCGCTCTCACGACCTCTCCGGCCCCGACTGGGACTGGCGCTTCAAGCTGGCCGGCGCCGTCCCCGCCTTCCAACAAGCCCAGCGCGACCTCGCCCGAGAGGGGTATCTGGAGCCGGCGTGGAAGGCGTGTCAGGCGGTGGGGCTCACGTCAGAGCGCGCCGTTGCGATGGCTTTCGATGCGGCTGTTCAGCACGGGCTCGGATGGACGCGGAAGGCGCTAGCACGAGCCGATCTGCGATGGGAAGAATCGATGGCCAAGTCGGCATGGTCAATGACGAGAGACGCCATCTTCGCCGAGCTGGCCGACAAGGGTCTTGGCAACGATAACGGCCGCCGCCACAAGATCCTCCGCGACCCCGAGCTAAGCGACGCGCCGTGGCGGATGGAAGGGGCAAGGCCAGTGCTGAAACGCGGCGCGACGGGGCCGGAGGTAAAGCGCCTGCAAGAGCTGCTCAACAAGGCGCTGGCGCTGAGGGTTGACGGTGAGTTCGGGCCACGCACATCCGAGGCGCTATCCGACTTCATAGCGCGCGTTTCGCCCGACCGGCAGTGGTACACCATCGAAACCACGCCCGAGGTCTGGGCCGCGCTGGAGAAGGCGGCAGAGGTGAAGCCGTGAGCGAACTATGCCGCACCCGCAATTGTCCGAATCGAGAGAACTACTTTCGCCTCTGCGCCTGGCTCGGCTGCGACGCGGGCGATTTCGCGAGGACAAATGTATGAACTCGCCCTATTCGCCGGTGCCGGTGGTGGATGCCTCGCCTCGAGACTCCTCGGACACCGCGTCGTCGGTTACGTCGAAAACGAGCCGTACGCGCAAGAAGTCCTCCAAGCGCGAATCGCCGACGGTTGTCTGGACGCCGCCCCTATCTTCGGAGACATCCGCGCTTTCGTCCGATACGGATGGGCGGAACGCTACCGCGGCCGCGTGGATCTCGTGTCTGGAGGATTCCCCTGCCAAGACATCTCAAACGCCGGGAAGCGAGCCGGAATCAGCGGCGAGCGTAGCGGCCTCTGGAAAGCCATGCGGGACACCGTGGGCCTGGTTCGACCCCGATTCGAGTTCATTGAAAACGTCTCAGCTCTCATTGCTCGAGGACTCGATGTTGTCCTCGCCGACCTTGCCGCGCTCGGGTTTGATGCGACGTGGGACCTGTTTCGAGCTTCCGACGTGGGCGCGCCGCACCGACGCGAGCGAGTGTTTATCTTGGCCGACGCCGGATACGAGCCCGGAAGCGCCGAACAGCGGCAGCAATCGGACGAATGGGCCGAAGAGTTTGGGGCTAGCGGCGCAAGCGTGGCCGACGCCAAAAGCCTCCGACATCGACCGGCGCGATTGTCCAAGCGAGCGAGATCGACGGTCGCCGTTCCTGCCGTCAATGGCGATCCTCTGGTCAACTCCCCGCAGCTCGGACGGCGAGAAGGGCGGCCCGAATCAGAGCTTTGGAGCGGGCGGCAGGCCGCTACCGAGTCAGGCGGCCCAGTGGCCGACGCCGACGCTGAAGGGCGATCACAACCGCAAGGGAGCTTCAACGAGCAGCGGCGACGGACTCGCAACAGCCGTAGCCCAGTGGCCGACGCCATCAGCCCAGACCTACGGCACGAACCAGGGCGGCGCAATGGGCAGAACCGGCCCGATACAGCCGAGTCTCGAGACGCTTTCGAAGACGTGGCCCAGTCCCTCGGCGCGATCTGGCAAGGGGCACAGCGAAGCGCAAGTCCAGCGGGTTCTATCCGGCGAACAAGGCGAGAGAGCGGCGGGAGCTTGCAGGTTGGAGCTGTCGGCAGCGCTGTGGCCGCAACCTGGCCGCCCGGCCCAGGAGACGCCTCTGGCTGGCAAGCCTACATCCGAGCGGGTGGTCCTGAGCCCGCGATTCGTCGAGGCGCTGATGGGCTTTCCAGACGGATTCACCGATTGCGAGCACTCGGGAATGCTCAAGTACCAGTCGTGGCGGCTCTCGCATTCCTCACTCTTAAATCGCGTCTTGACGGAGCGTGAACTGTGATCTCCCCCGCCCGAGTCCGAGCCAAGCGACGCCGACATCACCCGCTGGGAACGGCAGCCGGTGCCAGGCGCGACGCGGGGGCGGCGGGAGACTTGGAGACGGGCATCCCAACGGAGACAACTATCTGAGAGTGGCAACGTGGTTGGCGAAACGATTGGAGGAAAACTGATGGGAATGGTGATTGTCAATCCCGGAACTGGCCCGGTCGTGGATGCAAATGAGGAGGACGCTCTAGTGAACGTGAAGCGCCTGCTATCCGACACAGGCCACAGCGACGCCAAGATCAAGCGCAAGCCCCAACTCGACTACGGAGAAGGCCGCTTTGCATTCGTAGTCAAGAAGAACGGCCGCAAGCGCGAGATCCAGATGCCGGGGCTGCCACTTGATCTGGTTCGCTACACTGGCGAAAACGGACAGAATATTTGGAACTTCCCGCGCCTGTATCTCGACGATTCTAGTTGGGTCTGGAAGTTCGCCGCCAATATTCTCGCAAACGAAGGCTTCGCCGCCGAAAAGGAAGAGCAGTGACCCCCCGCGCCCCCGCGCCGTCGCCGAGGGAGGTGGACGCCGTGACGTACAAGGCGGCCAAAATGTGTGGACCTGACATCCCATCACCAACCCCCGCCGACCTCGATCTGGACCTGAGCCAGGCTTACGCGCGAGCGGAGGCGGCGACGGCCGGGCCGTGGCTGACGTGGCGAAAAGGCTCGCCTGAACCTGAAGGCGTGATCGGCATCTACCGGATCGCAGCGTCAGGCCCGTATCAGCAACACTGGATCATCGCACCAAACGGCGCGTGCATTAACGGCCCGGAATGGCAAGCCAATTGGGAATCCATAGCCGCCGCCCGCCTCGATCTCCCCGCCGCGATCCGGCTCTCCGAGCACTGGAAGACGACGGCGACCAAGCTAGCGGTAGCGGTCAGCGACTACGAGGCCGCCGGCTCCCGGCTACGGGAGCGGATCAAGGAATTGGAATCGAATGTCTTCAGTCTCCAGCAAATCGTCACGACGCACGATCTATGCCATAATCTCCATGGCGCGGTCGATGCTCAGGCGTTCGCGGATGGGTGTGCCAATGAGCAGCGGAAGCACTTCGGGTGCGCGCCTGATGCGGATGAAGTCGAACGGTTGCAACAGCGGTGCTGGGAGATGGAGGACAAGCTCGGCTGATGCTCCTGAACTGCAAATTTGGCTTCGTCGAGGTAGTCATCGGCGACTCGTTCCAGTTCGGGCGGTCCCGCTGGCGAGTTGAGAACTTCGACCTCGAGTACGTGTTTCCGACAAAGCAGGCGCCTGCCGGGACTGTCGCGGTGCTCTGCTCCATCATCGAGGGGGAGCCACGGGCGGATGTGGTCTCCAAGATGCGCGAGACCGAGGATGGCAACGTGCTGTTCTTGTCAGGGTGCAGCGTAGCGGCCTTGTGCTATCTCGACTGGGCGCGGGAGTTTGAACTCACGAATATGGCAGGACAACCACCTCAAGGGTAAGGGAGTCATGCGCGATCCACCGGGGCGCAACCTTGCGCCCTGTTTGTTTTTCCCTTGGCGTAACAGTAGGATCTAGGCCAAATTACGCGCGGCCGAGGGATCCTAGAGTGACCCTTCTTCTCACTGATCGTCTCCAGCAATCTGAGATGGCCCGGCAGGCTCGCCAGAAGGCCATCGTCGATCAGGTCGAGTGGGCCAGGGCCTACCGGACGCTGGAAAAGCAAGGTCGCGGCAGAGCCTACGATTACGAGTATCTGTGGCCTTGGGTTCCGATGCTTCGCGCCAAGCACAGGCGCAAGTTCATCTTCAAGAGCCGCAAGGTCTCCTTCACGGAGCAGGGCATCAATTGGCTCCTCTGGCGTCTTGATGCTTTCCCAGGCACGAATGCTGCCTACATCCGCGAGACCCAGAAGCGCGCGAACCACATGATGCGCACGCGCATCGGTGAGGCGATCAAGGATCCGCGTAATCCGATGAAGGATCGCCTGGTCTACGACGAGATCGAGAACAAGGTCTTCCGCCCCGGGAGCCCGCTCTCTACTCGAAACCAGATCCTCTCGGCTTACGGCACGAAGATCGGTCAACTGAACCAGCAGGCTGGAGACAAGGTCCGCGGCGACACACTGGAATCCATCTTCTACGATGAACGCCAACTCCAGCAGTGGAACATGGAAGGCGTCGTCGCCAGCTCGGTCCCGCTCGATGCACTCCTGCATACGCTCACGGGAGGAACTCCGACTGTCAGCGGCAACATCCTCGGGGTGCTCTGGGAGAGAAGCAGCCAGCACAAGCTCCTCTTTGAGTGCTGGAACTGCAGCACACCTCGGTCCAGGTGGTGGCAGGAACTGACGATCGACTCCATCCACAACATGGACAAGCCGGATACGGCCTTCGTCGGATGCCAGCGCTGTCATGTGAGTCTGGAGTGGATGCGTGGCAAGTACGGGACGATCTATCACCCTGAGAACGGCCGCGTCGGGCGAGTCGAGTGGGTGCCGCAGCGCCTGTACGGACATGGCGACCCGAGAGAAGGCCAAGCGTTCACGCAGCAGTACCTGGGCTTTCGCATCGACCGGCTTTGCATCGCGCTCAGCCCGCCCGATGAGCCCTATTTCAGCCGACCCGAGATGGCGACGCGCTACCTGCTGGAGGACTGGAACGACCCAGTCCGGTCGAGACGTGAGAAGCTCAACGAGATCTTCGGCCTGGAGTACGAGGGGCCGGACGCTCCTTTCTCGCTCGGACGCATGATGCGCTGCGTCATCCCGGAGCTTTCGCTCGACAGCGCCCGCCGCGAGAGATACTTGGCGCGGATCCTCACTTACGACTGGGGCGTCGAGACGACCTGGAACGTCTGGGGCTTGGCTCCGGACCTACGGATGGTCCTCATGGGCTTCGGGAAAATCGAAGGCGATCAGCGGTTCCATGGCGAGGAGTTGGTCAAGGTCGGCAAGCAGTATGCAGTGGCCTGGGCAGTCGGTGATAAGGGGCACAGCCTGAATCGCGAGCATGCTCTCGTCGAGGTCTGGCGCCGAAAGGCTGTCTCCATCTTCTACGCGACTCACGAGAAGCGGTCACTCCGTCCGAAGAAAAGAATGGTATGGTTCCAGGGTGAGAACGTGGTCGTCGCTGATCGCAACTTCCTGATTGAGAATCTTCAGGAAGAGGTGGCGAAGGGGAAGAATGGGGTGATCATTCCCGGGCGCGACGTTGAGGCGGTGCGACTCATGCTCACCGAGTACGCGCATGTGACGTTCGGAGCGGATCAAGATCCACGGGAGCTTGGCTTTGAGATGGAGATCAAGCAAGAACAGACCAAGTGGGTGAAGTCAGGAGCTGACCATCATCTCCACTGTGCCGTCTACGCCAGAGCGGCAATCCTCATGCATCGCCGCTCGAATGCGATCGGCTACCGAGGTCGTCGCGGGGCGCGCGGCCTGACTCTGATGGAAGACGAGGAGTGAAAAATGCGCCGACTTGAATCCGAGGTCGAGTTGCCCACTGGGCTGATTGTCCCAAGGCACATCTTGGAAGAACGCGAGCGGCACATCGAGGAGCTTCGCCAGAAGGCGGATATGTACAAGGCTCTGGCCGTGCAAGGCGCGAAGGAAGAAAGCCGCGCCGCGCGCAAGGAGCAGGCCGAAGCGACGCTCATGACTCGGCGCCGGAGGATGGCGAATCGCGGACGGCGCTCGCATGTCGTGCAGCCGTATCAGGCCTACGACGTGTACCTGGGCTACGACAAGCCGCGCTTCCCCACGCAAGAGGCGCTTCGCGCGGTAGCCGACCGGTCGGTGACGGTCATCGGAGCGCTGCAGCGCCGGAACATCCAGCAAAGGAACCTTCTCAGACGCGCGAGACGTGATGTTCCGCGAGTCCTCGGCTGGAACATCGTGCACGAGGACTTCGGCAAGCCCGGCTTCAAGATGTCAAAGGCGCAAGAGGAGCGAGCGGACGAGATCGCCGAGATGCTGGAGACGCCTCACGAGAGCGAGCCATCCTTAGAGGAGTTTCTGAGCAAGACGCTCCGGGACTACCTCGTGATCGACCGAGTCGCGGTGGAACTCATTCCGAGCCGGTTGGCCGAGATTGCTCCTGGAGTGAAGAAAGACTCGATCGTCGGATTCTGCGCGACGGACGGAGCCACCATCAAGCCGATCCTAGAGGTCGCGCTCCGCTGGGTGACGGTGGAGGCGCACAGACGCGATCAGGTCTTCAATCCACAGCAGGCTGAGCGCGCGTTCATGGTCGACATGCGCGACAAGTACGGCATCGACGCCACCAACAAAGCCTACGTTCAGATGATCGATGGCGTTCCGTTCGCCGCGTTCTCGGATGATGAGATGATCGTGCAGGTCACTTCACCACGATCTGACATCGGTAGCTACGGGTACGGCGAGTCTCCGACTGAAAAGGCTATCTGGGCAACAATGGCTGACATGCAGACCTGGGCGTATCAGGTCAACAACTTCAGTGAAGCACTTCCCGAGATCCTGCTTTGCGTGGCCGGTGCGGTGGATGAGAACATCATCGCCGACGTTGAAGATCAGATGGTCGAGCTTGCCACTGGAGTCAGGAACAATCGCCGCATTCCAATGATCCAAGTCGAAGAAAAGGGCGGCATTCAGTCGATTGAACTCAGGAAGAGCTTGGCTGATATGGGCTTCGATGAATGGCAGACACGCACAAGCTCGATTGCTCTTGCCTGCTTCGGGATGCATCCATACGAAGTCAACATGAGCACTCAGCCAAACGGCCAGTCAACGCTACAAGAGGCCAACAAAGACACAGAGATCGAGTTGCACTCGCCCGGGTTCATGATGGTCCTTCACGATCAAGAGCGTCTGATGACACGAATCATCAGGAAGAAGGACCCGGAGTACCGGTGGCACTGGTTCGGCGTTGATGGGCTCTATGACAGCCAGAGCAAGGAAGAGCATGATATCCTTGCCGGGCGCACGAAGAGCTATGGCTCAGTGAATCATACGCGCGAGCAGCTTGGGATTGAGCCGCTCTTGGTGAAGACGTTCAAGGATCTCGGGAACTCGAAGGAACTGTCCGTCCAGCTTGCGACGCTCGCGATCATTCCGTCGGATATGCATCAGCACGCGAGCGTGCTCCTCAATTCCGACCGTCAGCTTCGTCAGGAAGAGAAGCTCGAGGCTCAGCAGGCAGCGCAGGGTGGGCCGGGCGGCCCAGGCGGCGGGCCTCCGGGTCAAAACGGAGGTGGCGGTGGGCAGCCGCCTGGACAGAGCGGTGAAGAGGATCAGGGGCAAGGCCAAAGCCTGACTGACGATCCAGAGTTGAATCAGATCCTGCAGGGGATCGATCTTGGAGAGGGCGGAGATAAGGAGGCTGCGCCTTCTGCCAAGAAGAAGCCAGCGGGCAAGCCGGAGCCCGGAGCCGGGAAGCCGGAACCCAAGAAGCCAGCGCCAAAGCCAATGAAAAAGTCCTGGGACGACGTGATCCACATCAGGATTGATTGATGCGAAACCATTTGATGGTTGAGCTACTCACCCTGGCAGCGCTCGGCGCGTTCGGCTTGTTCGGGATCTGGATGTTTGTACCACCCGAGCACCAAGCGTCGCTGATGGCCGCGTCCTTGCCGATCATGATGACGTTCGTGATCTGGGTGAAGTCCGATGGCCTTGTGAAGCGGGTTGACGAGATGCACATCAAGGTCAATGGCGGACTGACGGAATTGTTGCAGATCCAGGGAGAGATTCACGAGGCGTTAGGGCACGCGAGGGGGTTTGCTGCCGGCCGCGAAGCACAGCGGATCGAGATGGAAGCCGCGACGAAAACGATCTACACGGAAAAGCCGCAACCGAGGGAGGACTGAATGGACACTCTCATTTTCCTGGCCGCTGGTGCTCTCGGCGCGGCGCTGCGAGCGCTTGCTGCCAATGACCAGGACACGTTCTCACGAAAAAGCATCGTTGATGTTGTCGTTGGCGCATTGGCGGGCGTGCTCTATCCGGTGTTTCCGGTGATGGCGCTGCCGACCGATGCGAGCGTCTGGCAGCAAGCCGCGCTTGTCGCGCTTGTAGGCTACGTGGGAGCGTCGATCGCCCAAAACACCATTGGCCGGATTCAGGGCGAGAAAGCTTCGCCATGAGACGAGGATTGATTGTAATCGCGTTGCTCTATGGCTGCTCCCACGGTCCATCTCCAGCGGACCAGGCAGCTCTCACGCGCCTTGCTGTCACGATCGACACGGCCCACGCGAAGGGGTGCCTCGATGACGCGGCTACTTCAGCGGCAGAGGCAGATCTGACGCAACTCGGTGTGAGTCTCGCGGAGGTCGACAAGGCCAGGGCGATGAAAGAGGTCTGGGAGACAATCAAGCCGGTCGTGACGGTCGGGATCAGCCTGCTCATCGACTGGTTGGGGAAGGGTGGGACGACGTGAACCACGAGACGAGCACTACGCTGGCAACATGCACTGCAGTCCTTCTGGGCCTCGCCCTGGTAGTGATAGGCGTCCTGTGCTCGATGATCCAGGGATGCGGAGGCGGGCTGCCGCCGCTCCCGCCGTGTCCCCCGCTATGCCTCACTCCTAAGCCTTCGGCCAGTCCGACGGAGACGCCCACGCAGACGGTCAATCCTCCGGCTGCGACGGCGACTCGGGTGCCAACAACCCCAAGGTCACCTTCTCCGTCGGTCCGGCCGTCTTTCACGCCGACTGCGACGCCGACTGCGACCGCGACCGCGACGCCGACACCTGGAGTGGTGATGCCATTCCCGGTCAATAGCGGGAAAGCCATCATTCGGGTTCTGCATGCCGATACGCTGCCTCTTGGTCCGACAAACGACAATCTGGTCTTGTTCGTCTTGACAGCCGAAACAGACGGCCTTGACCCGAATCAACCAGTGCTCGAGATGGCCATGCGTGGGACCAATCCGGCCCCATGCCTGGAGCGCAGGCCTGGGAATCTTTGCGGCGACAAGGCCGGACTCGTGCCGCGCTGGACAGCGAACATCGCCTGGGACCGAACGCTCGACTGGAGCGCTGGGCACGAGGACGAGAGCCTCGCTAAGAGCTGCGGAGACGGTGTGAATTACCATCAGCGTCTTGCGTTGGGTCCTCTCGGGCCTGACGGAGAGCTACTCGTTCAGATTGAGTGGAATCACGCTCAACTCAGCATCAAGACGCCGGTCGATTCGGTGACGATCAGTTCCCGCAAGGTGCACACGGCACGCTTCGGGAGAGTGATTGTGGGAGCGCCCTGGGATCGGCAACCGGCGAGCCAGTGGCGCTCATGGCTGTGGCGGCCATTTTCGGCGGGTGCTTTGATCGAGATAGTGAGTTGGGAGGCCGTGCCTCCGATTGGGCTAGTGACAACGTGTCCATAACCATTCCTGGAGGCTGAACCTATGGGCTTCACGAACTATCTTCGAGACAAACTCCTCAATCACACCTTTCGCAATACTGCCTATTCTCAGGTTGCGACAGTCTACTCGGCATTGTTCTCGGTCAAGCCCACCGACGCCTACACGGGAGGCGTCCCGACTGGCACCGAGCTGACCGGCGGAAACTATGCAAGAACCGCTACGACCTACGGAGCCCCTGCGGCCGGAACTCCAGGCAGGAAGATCTCGAACTCCGGAGACGTGACGTTTCCGACGGCCAACGCGAACTGGTCGGAGGCTGTGGCGCAAGGTGTCATGGAAGGCTCGGGAGGCGCGGCTGAGATGCTGGCCTGGGAATGGCTGACGGACGCGACGCCTGTGTGGGCGGCTGGTACGGCGGCCGTCTCGGATACGTTCACGAGTTACGCGCATGGCTTCTCGACGAACGACCGCGTGATTCTGAAGGCTCCGCTTGGCGCGCAACTCCCGACCGGCGTGAGCGCTGACACGGTTTACTATGTCATCAGCGCCGCGACCGACACGTTCTCGCTCTCGCTGACTCAGGGCGGCGGCGCGATCGACATCACGGCAGTCGGTGAATTCTTGGCTCTGCGGATCAAGCCAGTGACCGTGAATAGCGGAGATACAGCGAAGTTCACGGCGGGACAACTGTTCGTCCAGATGGGGTAGGTCTTCATGGCCGATACCAAGATCAGCGCCCTTTCTGCGGTCGTGACTCCGGCTGGCACCGATGAGTTTGCGATTAACCAGGGAGGCAGCTCCAAGAAGATCACGCTCTCTCAGATCTTGGCCGGAACCGTGGTAGCAGGCCCGGTTCCGGTCGGCGGGATCATCATGTGGAGTGGCACGGTCGCGACGATCCCGGCCAATTGGGCGCTTTGCGATGGAACTGCGAACTCGCCTGGCCCCGACCTTCGCGACAGATTCATTGTTGGCGCGAAGCAAGACGACTCTGGGGCGGCCAAGACGAATCTGACCGGGTCGCTCACTCAGAGCGGCGCCGCCGCGGCAAGCGCCCACTCGCTGTCAACGAGCGTTGCGGTCAGCTCGCACACTCTCTCGACCGATGTCGCGCTTAGTACTCACACTCTCTCGACCGATGTCGCACTCTCCGCGCACTCCCTGACAACCAACGTCGCCATCGCCGATCACACGCTCGTCGGCTCGGCCGGCCGAACTTCTACCGCATCGACTCGGTCGTTCATCACGACGGCCGGAGCGATAGCGCACACGATCACCCAGCCCGTCGTCCAGGCACACAGCATCACCCAGCCCGTCGTCCAGGCACACAGCATCACCCAGCCCGTCGTAGCGGCTCACTCTGTCACCCAACCCGTCGTCGGGGATCACAGCAGTTTGTGGCCCGCGTACTTCGCGCTCTGCTTCGTCCAGAGGATGTCGTGAAGCTCGATATCGGCTCGCAGGCGGCGCGGTTCAGGGATTATGTGACGGTGGACCTGTATG